AAAACAGGGTTCATTCCATCACCTCAAATCACTATTTCCAGAATTTGTCCGGTTTCAATCACATAGCCCGGGCCACAATTTTCGCAATCTAAATGCTTCAAAAGCGTTTTTTCAGGTCTTACGGATATCCATCGTTTACCGCACTTTACGCAGATGACTTCTGATACTGTGTGAGGCTGTTTGGCATCTATGCTTATTACTTTTTCCAAGCGCATCACCTCAATCACTTACACAGTCTGTTATACCGTGCTATCGCCTCTTCCAAAAAAGAATACTCGAATGGATTTTGATATTCCCTTGATTCCACACAATAAGTTACACTTCTGCTAGTAACATCTGTTTTCACAAAGAGCGTTGCCTTGCTACTTCTTGCAATTATCGACATGGCGGTAAAACCTATAAAATCTGATTCTTTCAGTTCGCGTCCCATGGCATCACCTCAAATCTCAATCAATCCATTCTGGTTTTGGAAATCTATCCGTATATGTGATTTTCTCTGTCTCTTCCTTCTCGATATCAAAAGCGTCATCCCAGTAATAATAAATGCTCTTATCGTAGTCTTTCGGAAGATAGCAGACGATAATTGCATAAGTATTATCTCCTGCTAATCCAGTACACCACCACGGCATATTGATTTTTCCCATATCAATCAGCGGTCTAGGATCATCCACTGAATGAGTTTTAAAACGGTATCTGATATATGCCATTCCTCATCCCTCCAAATCCCAGCCATAATGTTCGGCCACAACCTCAAACTGCTTGCAGTGATACCACCCATCATCCCCGTTAAGGTTCAGACCGTTTTCCAGCACATCACACCAGGACTGGACAACCATACTCATCAGCTCGGATGATATACCGCGTTCGCACACGGCTTTTTCGTATCCAAACTCCACATCATCCTTCAGCTGTTTCAAAATGTTTTCTTCCGTCCACGCAATCGGGGCTGGCGGTTCTTCCCCCGTAAATATAAAGCCATAACTTCCCCACTCTTCCACCGGGACAAAGTCCAAGAAACGCTTTGTCCACCTTCTGTCAAGGAAATTATCCTTTTCAAATTCATTAATGTGTTCTTTCACATATTCCAAAGATTTCATGTTTTACTTCCTTTCACTTCATCATCGTTAAAATCGTCTGCACCTTTTCCTTGCTTGATGTATTTCCTTCACAGATTTTCATGATCGCCCTTTTCTCTGCCTTCAACTCCTTCATTACCAACAGCATGTTTGCGTCATAATTCGCAAGCATCTCCGCCAGATCACGAATAGCATCAAAGCCCAGCCCAGCGAGGATTATTTCTTGCAGTGCAGTGCGATAATCATTTTTGCTCATTCTCCCTCTCAAACTCCTCCAGCATCCGCCTTACAAACTCCCTGTCCGTAGCCTTCAGCGACTTGACAAACTCGGAATAGGCGTTCTCCCTGGCTCCTGTATCCTGTCGCATCATGTGGATTTGCATGATGCCCAATGCCGCTCTGACTACTTCGCAGGCGGCGATTATCCAGATTGCGTATTTCATTTCATCCCTCCAAATCTCAACTAATCACAACAGCACTCCATTCATAGTCTGTCTCTGGAAAGTATTCAACTTTTTCAGCATGAACCTGAAGCAAACCTAGCCTGATGTATACCTCCGGATCGTCTTCTGCATCCAGTTCGGACAGCTTGTCTATCAGCTCAGATAAAATCATTGCGTCACCTCAAATCTTCTCCTTCAGCGCCTGCCTGCACTCATCGCAAAGATAAATCACCTCGCCCCTGTGCCTTGCGGGATTCTGAACCTCGATCCTGATGCCACCGTTCTCGTTCCGCTTGCCGCAGCCATAGCATTTTGTCGGATATGGCAGGTCTTTTACATTCATAATTGTAATCATTCCGCAATTCTCCAGTCATTCGCCAGCATGTCTGCCTGTGACGCAAGCCAGCCAAGCTGTACGCCGCTTGTCCCGACAAAAGCCAAGGCCTGGTTGCCGATTGCATCATGTTCAGCATTGATGATTTCACCCCGGCTGTTTACATAGCTGATCGCCGTTGCAAGCTCCACGTACTGGTTCTTTCCGTTCCAACCGCTCCTCTGGATTTTCTGCCCTTCCTTTGCCTTTTCGATTGCTTCTCCAAATGTCATGTCAGTTCTCCTTTCTTATCTTTGCGCTTCGCATTTGCTTACCACATCGTCCACGGTTTCGGTCACAAGCAAATAGTCTTCAGTACCGATAATATAAATCCTCGTCCATGCATTTTCTCCGTATAACGCCGTTATCTTGTCGATGCTCAACCAGATCGGCTCTTCATTTTCAGCCAAAGTCACTTTTATAAACTTCATTTCTTCACCTTCCTGTTTTCCACGATGACGGCTGCGATCTCATCCAGGCTGTAAAAGTACACCCAAGCTCCGCAGCGTTTGACGGCGAAAAATGTCTGATTGACCTCGTAATCGTCCCACAGTTTTTTCGGGATGACGTCTGTCTTGCCGTCCTTAAAGTAGATTCTGATTTTACCGAATTTCAATTTTTTCATGGTTTCGTTCTCCTGTATTCATCAAAGGTTGGACAGCTCCAAAATATAAAGTTGTTGCACCATCTTTGGAGTTTCTTGTAAATTGGGTCTGCATGTTCCTTGTCGTAGATCATCGGATAGGGCGAGAAATTCAATTCCCTGCAAAGCTGAATCCGATACAAATCCTGCTCAAGTGTTGTATCAAAGTTACAGAGGATATAAACCATCACCCTGCCCTTGTTCCTGTTGTACCCTGTTTTCTCCGCAAAAGCCCTTAATCTCGGTTCAACAATGTCTTTATCTTGCCAACGATCAAAAGCAAAGTGGATTCCATTAAGCCTGATCTGCTTCAGCAACTCCAGATTCTTGTCATTGATAAGCCTGATATCCAATCCCTGGTTGAAATTAACCTTTGCTTTGCTGTCAACAAGCTGCTGTAATAAATCCAAGTGACCTGGATAAGCGAGGATGTTTGGGTCACATAATATTATGTTTTTTTGTACCCCCCCCCTGAAAAATTCTGACAAATCAGCAACCTTGTGAGATTTCCTGCCTTCTTTACTAGCCACGTGACAAAAGCTGCAGCCCCGCGGGCAACCTCTTGTCAGGAATCCGTAAGCTGTGTCTGTTATCCCATACAGGCCATAGTCTGGCATGATGTGCTCGATCTCGTCCGGCAGGTTCCGGTCTCGCTCTGAATGATATATTTCCTTTCCGTTTACCAACTCAATGCAATAACCGGAACCGCCCTTTATGATTTCATCAGCGTTAACACAGTATTCATAATCCGGCGTGAAACTGAACACCTTTGACATATACACCTTGTCCATGTGGCCACTAAACAGTGGCTGATACCATTCCACATGATCGCCCTGTGCTTTATGCCATGCGGATATTTTCATTAATGGCAAATTCGGATAGTTGTGACCATCAACATCAATCAATCCTATACGCATAATCTTCAATCTTCCGTTATTTCAGTCCTTCATGCTTTTGCCTCCGATGCAATCTTGAACGTTTCAGAATAGTGTTTTAACCACTCTTCTTTTGCAATTTCTTTAGTGCCGTTATCAGTTTCCTGAAAATACTTTTCAACCTCCACCCGTTTCCCATCCGGTTCAACCAGGTAATGGATAACAAAATGATTATATTCGCCTACAGCATCCGGTTTCATGTAGCAGAAATCTTCACAATATGCCATATAAGGTTTATCCGTTGGTGTATACGGCATTGTGATGGGATATTTTTCATCTACATATTTTTTTATAAACCCACTATGCCATGCAGTTCCACTCGCCATATCTACATAACAAGCCCGGTTAATGTCAGTATATTTAACTGTTCCGTCAGGCAAAACATACTTAAACAGTGATGACATTCTATTACACTGATATTCCCCCGGCTCACACTGGCTCCAGGTATCTTCTGTATCCTCTATTGGGGTGAGCACTTTACCGTCAATTAACCTGTTCAGGATTCTCTTTGTCAGCATAATACTCATTCCAGAATGTTCATCTTCCCACAGACTTTTATATGCCTTAAATGCTGAGTCGTAGCAAGCACATCCATAGTCCCATTCGTCTTTTGGTCCATCTCCTCTTTCTCTTTTTTTTGCAATCTCGATTTCTCTTTCAGCCCAACGCAGCAAATCCATTCAATCTTCCCCCTTATCAAACACAAGTCCGTGATCCTTGATATAGTCTTTCACAGCGGCTTCCATCTTTTCTGTAAAATATTTCACCTTCGTCAGCCTGTCGCCGTCTCGATACCAGAGCTCTGAGATATATTCGACCTCCCATTCCGCCAGATATAGATTATCGTCAGCTCTGATATCGCACACCTTCGGAACAAACTCGTTTATAGGATCTATACCCATGTAGTGCGAATAAGCGTTGTATCTGGTTACGCGTTGGCTGTCAACCCAGCTTTGCACAACATAAAACCTCGAATCCTTTGCGTTCTGGATCTGATGGAGCATATCCGGCAGGGTTTTGGCTGCATACACGCAGTCGGCGGTTATGATCGACGGTTTTCCATTATGCCAAGCACACACCTCGCTGTCTTCAATGATGTAACACACATCCGGGGGCTGGTGCATCAAAAAGTATTTGTTTTCACGCATTTCTGTAATTCTCCATTTTCTCGACATCAAAGCACAATTGAAAAAGATACTTTATAATGTCTAATAATGTTTTTTTTGTAATGCTGTTATGCGTTTCCATGTTCATCATTGTATAAATGGCAAGTCCTTTCTCATCATCTGACAAGCCACAATGGTTTATATCATTACAAATCGCGAGCGCCTTACCTATGTTCATTTTTTTTATATTCCTCTATCCTTTTTCGCAATGAGTCAAAAGCCTTGTGCCTCAGATTCTTTTTCCGCTGTTCCCTCAGCTCATCTGTGCAGGTGATGTTCATGGCGAAGTCGCGGAAATTCAGGAACGGAAATCGGCGTATAAAATCACCATATTCCAGTCCCAAACCCTGAATCAGGTCTTGCAGATTATCCTTGTACGATGTCCTTACGATCTCAACTCCATGGATCGCAACCACCGACCGTCCAAACATATCTTTCCCGTCTTCCATCCCGCAGCTGACAATCTCATAATCCACTCTATGCCAATCGTCCGGCTTATCGAGTACCCACATTTCCCCGGTTATGTCCACATCTGGGACATCATCACTTGTACAAAAGTGAACATTATCGGATTTGAGATAGTAGGCGTGTACGATAGGCGTTAAGCCTACCGCCCTCATCCACCGGATGATCTCGCCCGCTTTCGGCATCCCCTTGAGGCACTGCATGACCGTTGGAGCCACGCATATCCTGGGCGTTGTGCTGTCCTCATACTCTTTTCCTTGCCATTTTACGCGGGAAGCTGGGACGCGTGGCTCAAAGCGATCTACCAAATCAAAAGAGCAGTGGATTAACTTTGTTCTCTTTTTTCCCATTTCTCTTTCATCCTTCGCAACGCCTCCTCGGCCTCTTCCCGGGTCCAGAACAAACACTCCTCCGGATTCATTGGGTTTGACCAATCGTCGCAAATGCGTACAAGGCCAAGCGCTGAAACATCCTCTATTTCATATTCAGTCACTTCCGATTCATCCGGGAAATTTGTATCAAATAAGGCAAAGTATATTTTCTGTCCGACCTGCGCTCTGAGCTGATCAAAGTCCCAGCAGCGCTTTATACACTCCATGGCAATCCGATGCGCTTCTTTTGTTGCCGGTATCATGCCGCCCATCTTGCATCCGATTTCCATCTTTCTTTTTGCTTCCCGGGCATTCTTTGATTCAGACAGTATGGCCATAGCTTCGTCAAATGTCATAGCAGGCTCTCCCAATATGATCGTTGTTCTTCTTCTCTCCACTTCTCGCGGTCTTCCATCGGCCACTCCTGGAACTCGTTCCATCTCCGTATGCTTTCTTCCGGGTTCCGGTTCATAGAATAATAAAATCCAATGTCGCAGGAATCCGGCCTATCCGGGTTGTCACAGCGGACCGCATATTTCGGCCCGCCGCTCGCCCAATGTTCGAGGACCGGTCTGGTTCCGCATGTGCTGCATGGTTTCAGACGTTTGTCTTTATATGTCGGCATATATGTTTTTCTCCTTTTTCGCCCCAAATTCGCGCTTTAAATTCAATCCGGCATAAATCTACCATCAATGGTTTACAATGCAAATTTGGGGCGGTTTCGTGCGTCTGGTACGCTGTTATGCATCAAGATTAGCTTTAACAATCTTTGCTGCCATTATCGGAACAACAGAATTTCCGATTTTCGCGACCTGCTCTTTGACCGGGTATCTTTTTCCGTCTTGGTCGTGATCGATGACATAATCCTTTGGAAATCCCTGTGCTAATTTCAGCTCTTCTGGTTTCAACATCCTCAAATAAATATCTGCTATATAATACTTTTCGCCATTCTGCAGCAGGATTATGCTTACCATCCCGAATCTGTCTTTTGTCGTAATGGTTGCTAATGGCTTATCCACGCCTTGACCACAAACAGAACTATAGTATTTGATAAGAAATACAGAAACCAAGCCAAAATGCCCAGGGGACGTTGTGATGGTATGAAGCGGCTCCGTCACTTCCTGCCCTGTTCCAGATTTGTAAAACTTGGTGATAAATAGCGTCACAAGGCCATACCTATTTGATGTGTCAAGTGTCTGAATCGGCTCACTAACCGTCTGTCCCCTAGCGTCGCCCTCTTTGGTTTCACTGTGATATTGAATCAAAAACGGCAGTCCTATCTTGTCCGGCAGAAAATAAGGATTAGGATTCTCAACTACAAATTTCCGGATGCCGTTAGCGATTCGTTTTAATGTCGCTTCTGCCAGTGGTTTCTTTCTGTCAAAGATGGAGGTCCCAAGGTCTGTAAAGTCGAGAACTTCTGACACCGGAATCCATGGAAGTAAACCGTTTACACCGTCCTTGCTATGCGTCGGCGCTGGCCACAGGATAGGCTTGTTGTCAGAGCGAAAAACGGCATACCAACGTTTTCTTGTTGTCGGTGCGCCATAATCAGCTGCCACAAGAGTCTTGCACTCAAAACAAAATCCAAGGTCTTTCATACCGTCAATAAATCGCTGATATTCAAGTCCCTTCTTTTCCGGTATAGGATGACCTTTATCGTCCAGATCGCCCCAATCCTGTATTTCTTCTACATTCTCCATAAAGAGCATTTCCGGGAGATGCCCGGTCACACTCAAAATCTGCTTACATAATCTGTGTACCGCCCACGGAAGCATCCGGATCCCACTCATGCGCGGCTTGCCGCCTTTAGCTTTCGAGAACTGGGTGCAATCCGGCGACGCCCACATTACATCAACCCTATCATCTGGTTTTAGATATTTGGACAAATCGACCTGAAAAATATCCTCGGTCAAGTGGATTGTTTTTGGATGGTTTACAGTATGCATCCTGATTGCGGCAGGATCGTGGTTAATAGCAATCGTTACCTCAATTCCCGCCATTCTCAATCCCTCGGATGCTCCGCCACCGCCCGCAAATCCATCAATGCTAACATGCCTCATTTACTTGCACCTCGGAACACACCTAGACGCGCACCTCTGATAAGAGTATCCGCATTCCTGATATTCCTGGTAGCAGCTCCCGCCCTGGTACTGATTGTAATAGCCGTTGTCGCCGGTTCCGTCCCACTGATAAGTCCCATAGACGCAATCAGCCAGGACGCTGCCAAACAGTCCCACAGTGTAATCATAGATCCACAGCCTACCGGTTTCGCAATCCTCATAGTAAATCTCGATCTGATCCCCGGCGTTGGCCTGACCAATAATGACTCCGTTCTCGTCCCGGATGTTCGCCCACTGCGCCATTGTGCAGGTGTATGCGCTTTCCTGATAGCTGTAAGACCAGTCATATACACATCCCTGATCCTCGTAATTCGTCTCGCATACGCAGTCCCAGGCCTCATGTCCGCAGTACTGGCAGTAAATCGGCTGCACCTGCTGGTACTGGTTGTAGTGCGTCCCCTGATTGCACTGGCATCCGCAGCCGTAATAATCGACCGGATAATTGCATTCCCACCGCGGGCAGGCTGTTACTGCTGTTGTTGCCATCATTGCCATCATCATTGCCACAAATAATTTTTTCATCTTGTCCTCTCTTTCTCGCTATTTTGCAAGCGCCTTTCTCAGTTCTGCATAACACCACTCTGCGCGTTTCATCATGTGCTGATACTCGCGACTGTAATACTCCTGATCTTCGCGATTTCCGGCCTGTGCTCTGTGTACACGATTGTTTCCGGCATTTTCCAAAGATTCGACCAGGAGCGCAAGCTTTTTCACGGGCTTATCATCTTTGTGGATATCAACAAACGTCTCAAACGTCATGCTTCCGCCTCCCAGCCTTATACTCTTCCATAGCGGCAGCGCACTCTTCCGGCGTCCCGATGTCCTCATATGCTCCAAGTTTCTGTAACACATGAAAGGTGATCTCAAAAAACAGATCGTAAGTTTTGTACGGGGAAACAATCGCATCATTTTTACTTTTCAGCGCATAGCGGCTTGGCATGAAGCTTTCGCCGCAATCCACGGTCAGCCGATCAGTCATAAAATCTCTGCTGCCTTTCATCTATCAGTCCATTCCTTTCCAGCACACGTCTAAGCAGTTCATTTACAGCCTTTTCCCTCTCATTTGCCTCAATGAGTTCGATGAGCTGCTTTCGCATAGCCATATTGGTTTTTGCTTTTGCGTGTGAATCCTCGTTCCACATCCGCGCCTGGATCGCCATTCCGCAGGCTCCAAGCATCAGCCCCAAAATCAATCCGAGCGCAAACACTTTTTCATTTCCTCCGTGTATCTTGCCAGCCGTGCTTTTGTATCACCGGCATCATCCTTGTAAACCTCGATAACATAATCATCGAGCGGATCTCCGATTGGGACCGCTTCGACCCCATGTTTTTCTGCATATTTTTCCAGGGCTCTTGCATACGTTTCCGCTCTCGTCTCAAAACGAAAGTGTTTCACCAGCTCTTCCACGCACACGTAGATCATTACTTAGCCTCCCCAGGTTTTTTTGCTCCCAATCTGTTCACAGCGATCTCGATCCCGCCAAGCTCATCATATATCTGGATTTTGTCGTACTCGTTCTCGTACTGCCAGATCATAGTTCCTGCCGGGTTAGATACCTGTGTCCCGTCATCCATTAATCCCAGGCTTTTTAACCTTTTGTCCCATGCTCCTTTGACGATCAGGTCCGGTTCTTCATAGATGTCTGCGTTATCCGGCCTGTCATATGTTTTCATGTGGGTTTTGCCATTTTCGATGGACAGATCAAAGCCGATCCTCTGGCGGATCTCCTCCACCATGTCAATCCAATAGATCCATCCGTTTGAAGTGTACTCGTATATTTTATCTACGGCCTCTAAAAACCTGTTAAGCCGTTTCCAGCGGAAACCGAACTCATCATAAAGGACGCTTACGAAAGAAATTCGCAGCATAGCAAATATCAGATTTTTGATATCGCTGTCATACCCGTCCAGTTCAGTTGTCGTGAGCCGTCCATGAAATCCTGATAATCCTCTAAACCGCTGTTCTGCAAACAGGGCCTGAAGGCCTTCTTTTTTTGCGATCTCACAGGCTCTGGCAAAGCCTTCCCCCCAGAGCCTGTCCTCCTTGCGGCTCACGGCTCTGTCTCGCCATAAGGGATCAGATAGACATTCACGGCGTGCAATCTTCCCTTGTCATCGCTCGCAATGTCATATTCTACATGATCGCCTACGCGCGGCCCCCACTTTCCACGAGCTGCTGTGACGTGCATAAAAACATCACGCTTGCCTTCCCGGCTGATGAATCCATACCCTTTTGCGTCATTCCAGTCAACAATATATCCCTGCTCCATCATTACTCCTTCCAGATCGATTCTTTATTTGTCCAAGTTCCAAACACTGCGCCGCCCGGGAAAGCGTGAATTACAGGTTTTTTTGATTTTTTTATATCGTTTAACCTTGCCATAATATGTTTCGCTTTCCATTCGCGCATGAAGTTTTCGGCGGATACAGGGAAAATTCTCACTTCCCTGATAGCATCTTCCACGCTGCCGCCTTTTTCAAATATCTGATATGCCCTGAGCCGCTTGGGGGCAAAATTCCTCGTCCCCAAGCGCTTATAGCAATACTCCTTTTTTACGCTCAAAATTTCATCGTAGGTGACATTTGCACCAGGGAATTGCTTGTGAAACAATTTTTCTATCTCTTTTCCGTTCGAGATATACTCTTTTTCTATCAGGTCAATGATGTACCCTCTGTATTCATCCTTCATTTCCATTTTCCCCTTTGAGCAAGGGGAGTGCCCAGGACCTGCCATCATCATCCTTCGTTATTGCGATTTCAGCAGTGTGCGTTTTAACCTCTATCCCCGGTCTCGATTCCAGGAACTGAGGTATCCGGCTATATAGCTCTCTCAATTTTTCGGGCAGCTTATTTGCCATCTTTTCACGCGCCACCGCAGCCCTGTAAGACCTCAGGAAATTCGATTGCGCGACTGTCGCTAAATCATCAACATCTATAAACGCCCAGTCACGTATCTGCCCGGGACTCCCTATTGCCATCTGTACCGTAATCGGCAACTTTGCAAACTCTTCTTCCGCTCCATATCCTCCGTTTCTGACTGCCTTTTCTACAAGTCCCCAAGCCGCAAGCTCTGAAATACCGTCATCCTGATTTCTTGGAATCAGCGCCACAATCTGCCCTATAGACGGCGCAAACCCCCTTGTATCAGACAATATAAACGCCTTAAGAGCAATCGCAACCTCCTCGTCCTTGTAATCCTCAAGCATTGATTTCCAGACCCTTACCGTCTGAGTCATATCGGCAGGGTGATAATTTGGGTATGCGGCCACCATTGCCGTGAACATTTTTGCAACTCCGTCAGTCGTCATCGTCCAGAGCCCTCCGTATCGCATCCCAGTCATAGCCACCCACGCCCGTTTTGGGCTGCTGCTTTTTGAGCCGTTCTTCAACTCTGTCAAAAACAATGCTGCGCCACTGGTTGGCCATAGACTCCCGGATCGCATCACAGACAGCATCAACCCCGATTGTATCTGCCTTAATGGCAACACTCACGATCAAGGCATTCGCTCCTGAGCTGTGGTAAGGCTGTCCCATCTCATCCTTGTACTGCATCCAGTCCTTGAGAGCGTATTCCAACTTTGGATCAAACTTCCTGGCCTCGATCAGTGTCTGGATGTCCTGCCTCTCGTTTTCCCAGTAGGATAAGGGCGTGGTCGGGCCTTGGGTGGGTGGGGTGGGTGTTTCCTCGCGCGCGTGTGCGCGGTACTCCCCTCCCTCTCCTGTACTATCCTTTACTTTACTTTCCTTTCCTTTACTTTCATGGCATTTTGACCGGAGCAAACCCCCATTTGCTCCGAGCAAACCCCCATTTGCTCCGAGCAAACCCCCATTTGCTCCGAGCAAACGTTTTTCCGAATCGGTGTCGTCGCTGGGTTTTGTTCCTCCGCTTTTGTCATTTGCTCCGAGCAAACCCCCATTTGCTCCGAGCAAACCCCCATTTGCTCCGAGCAAATGGTTTTCCTCGATCACGATCCCAAAGCCTTCTGTTTCCGCTGCTTCAAGCAGCCAGTATTCGCTTTCGACTGTTTTTCTTTTGCGCCTTTGGTTTTTCACGACGTGTGCAAATCTTCTTTGGATACCACGGCTTGTTAAAACGCCTCCCAAATCGAACAGCCTCCGATCAAAGAGCCCAATTCGCAAGCAGACGTCGACGGTTTGCTTTACCGTCTCGGACCTAATGCCACCGCCCATTCGACGCGCAGTCGTGGCCGAATTGTCATAGGACCATGGATAATAGTATCCATTTGATGCATACGCTTTCTGGCACAAATAAAAGTAAACGGAAAACCCAAGCCATCCCTGGGCTTCTATTAAAGTGTCGATTTTTGGATCATTTTCGAAGATGTCAACGTCCCACCCAGCATAATCGATGCCCTGCTTAGGCGGCCTTGCCATATCTACGTCTCCTATTCTTCCAGGCTCCTGATCGTCACTACAAGCCCCGCCTGCTCTGCGTAAGCTTTGTGTGCCGATAAAGATACAACCTGGGAGTCGTCATGCCATGCAAGCCCGTTGAGGGCGTCCATTACCAGCTTTGCGATATTGTCAACATCAGGCTTCTTGGTGTGCCGGATCTTTCCCGCCAACATCAAGTTCGAGCGTTTTAACGATTCGCTTTTATTAGGTTCGAACAGCGCCGCAATATCGATAGCGAGTGGTACTCCCCGGTCGAACACCGCACCTCCGCAACCATTTTGGTAAAAGATCTTTATGTCCCCTTCGTAGCTCGCCGTTTCTTTCGGCGTGATCGACTGCATTCTTCCCAATTTCTCGTTCCAGAATGTTCTTGCCCGCTGTTTACCCATGGGCTTTCCCGGAACGGTAAATTTAACTTCCTTCATTGCTTCTTAACCATTCAAAAAAATCTACCTGGCCAGAGATCGGTGCCTTTTCCATTTCTGCTTTCTTTTCTTTCTTGGCACACTGGCATCCCATGCCCCGCTCTACGGATTCCGCTTTTGTCAAGATTCTTCCGCAGCGTTTGCAGATCCTTGCCCTCAAAATGAATACATCATCATTTTCAATCAAGTCATTTCAGCACCTCCCTCGCTCCTTCCGATCATCCGAAAAACTCATCTTCCAGCGATTTCGCAGGATTCTGCACAGCTTCCTGCTTCTGTTCCTGCGCCGGCTGGTCAATCACGATTGTCTGGTCGACAACAACCTGGTCTGGTACGCTGGTCGGCTCCGCTGTGGTTTCTGCGGCCGGTGCGGCCTCTTCGACGTAATCCGGTTGCAAGTCCTCGCGGATCACTGCCATGTCCTTCTGTATGGCGTCCTGCATGTCAATGCTCATGATGCCCCATTTGCTAATGATCTGCCTGAGCATGGTCTTGATCGCCATGGCGTCGAAATCTTTGTACCAGAAGGAACTATAAAGCCACTCGTCGCCCTTCGGCACATTGCCAGCCTCGTAGTCAGCATAAGAAACCTTCGGATATCTCCCTGTTGTCGCGTTTGCCGAAAATGCCTGAGAGTACCTGTCGGCGTGGGAGATCATCTTCGCTTTGCTCCAATACAATGTTTTCTTAAATCCATTCGAATACTCAAACATTGCAAAGTAGCCGGTAGTCGGTGCCTTTTCCCGCTCCTCTTCGTCCTCGATCAGTCTGACCTCAATCTCCTCTTCCAGCGGATCGTACCGGATCAGTTCACCCTCTTTGAGTGCCAGGGCGTTCAGCTTTTTGTAGTACCCGGAGCGGATCGCAAGTTGGATTAAACCTTTAACCCCAAGAATAAACTGTGCTTCTACAGTTCCCTTCTTTTTGTTGTTAAAGGGCACCATGTAGTACTGCCCGAGCTGCGGCGAAGGTGACAGGTTCAGCGAGTGCCCAAGCAGCGCCGCCGACAGAAGGCTGGGTTTCGTGCACTCCTGGAGTTGCGGATTTGTCTGTACCGCTGATACCAGGGAAGAAATGAATCTCGGCCCGTCTTTTCCTCCGACGATCTGGTTGATCTGGTTTTTTACCGCATCCTTTGCGAGGTACGCGGATAAGCTGCTTTCCGTTTTTGCAGCAAGATGATTCTGTACTGCCATTTACTTATCACCTATCCTTTCAAACTTGAGATCCGTCGCAATCATAAAGTCCCTTAGCGCCAGAATTTGTTCACGGGTTCCATAGACTCTGAAGTCCAGCTTCATGACGGGTTCTGCGTCCGGCAGGGTAGTTGGCTCTGCTTTCTGTTCTTCAATCCCGGATTCTTTATAAAGCTGGTCTGTGAGTGCCTTCGTCTTTGCCTCTTTCTCTGCCGCTTTGCGCTTGCGCTCCTCTATGATCTCCTCATCCTGCTGGATGCGCCTCACCTCCGACAGTGCGGAAGAAAGATTGTTACCGCTTGCCTTGTAGGCCCTGAGAGCTGCCGCCTGATACTTCTCCGGCAGGGCTTTGATCTCTGTCAGGTCTGCCTTGATCCGGTTAAACAGGTTTTTCAGGCTCTCCTCTATGGCCTTCAAGGATATCGATTTTCTGTAGAAGCTCTCATCGTCGATAGTGTCAAACGGAGCGATTTCCCCAAGATCTCCGATGACCTTGTTATAGATCTCCCTGACCTTTTCCTTGCGCTCAGCTCTCCACTTGTCGTCGATCTCCTTGAGGCCTCTGGCGATCACACCTTCCGCCTCCCTGAGCGGCTGCAGAACCTCTTTCACCTGAGCCTCGAAAACGTTGTAAGGCTCAAGGTATTCTTTTTTCTTCTTAATCCGCTCCGCCTCAATGGCCTTTATAAATCTGTTGATGTCCGCGCGGTCCGACTTCATCGCCGCGGCATCGTCTTCTGTGTATGCTATGCCTTTATACTCGTCGGCTTTCTCGACGGCATAGCGTTTGATTTCGTCGAAATTCCACCGGACCTGCGGCAGTGCCGCGATCTCCTGCGGATTCATTATCTGAAATTCCATTTCTTCCCCCTTACAGTGACGGCAGCAGCAGCGGAGGCTTTCGCCCCGTCTGGATCCTCTCCCAGAACTCCTGCTCTTTCTCCGCTAAATATGTCAGATCCTCTTCCACCTCCGACCTCTCTATAAAGTAATGCCGGACAGAAGTGCGGATGTCCCTTCCGCTGGTAAAAACCAGATGTGCTCTGAGAACCGCGAAATCATATCCTGTCACCAGGAAGTAATGCATAATTTGGCAGTAGTAGTTATCTGGAATTCTGTCCTCCCATTTTTTCCATGAGAGCTGCCCCATCATGTTTGATGTCTTGATTTCCAATATCCCCCTGCGCCCGTCAAGGTCTGTCAGCTCCCCATCAAGGGAGGCCTGCATGAATGGGTACCTTGTGCTCCGCAGGATGCGGTTTTCGTGGTAATCAACCTGGTACTCGGGATAGTCCAGCCGGAACAGCTCCCTGATCAGCGGTTCCGCGGCAGTGCCGTAAGCAACGTACGGTTTATCCGATATATCTTCGGGTTTCCTTTCCCCTGTCTTCTCCTCGAAGAGCTGCACGTTTGTCTTAAACGGCGACAGCCCTACAATGGAGGCGGCATCGGAACCACCGATACCCTTGGTCCTGGCGCTCAGCCAGTTCTGCCGGTCTGCCGTATCTATTATAGTGTAGGCTTCCATTGACATTTCGCCTCTCTGTGCTTAAAATGGAGGATGAGTGTTTTCCCATGCACTCACCTTAAAGCGCTCCCGGTTGCGACACCGTTCAGGGGCGCTTTTTTCATCCGTCCGTAAGCCCTTTGATACCTCACGGCATTCCAGGTGTCGGAGAGGATCTTTTTACGGTCACCGTTTTCGTGGCAAAGCGCCTGCCCGATGGCGTTTTCGATCACCTCCAGCTGCGTGACCGTGAATTCGCAGATTATGGAGTTCATAATGCCCGTATCTCGCTTTCTGTAATTCCCAGGTCTACCATAAGAGCCCGGATCGTCATCTCGCGGACCAGTGCCTCATGTGCCATCATGAGCCATGAGTACCGGCTCCCAACTGATCCCTGATTGCACAACTGGATATAAATATCATAGCTGCGCTTTTCCTTGCGCCATGCGGCCCGGATGCGCTTTTTCATTTCTTCTGCAGAAACATCTGCACGGCTAATGCTTGTGTCATCCTCAATTGTTACATTTTGTGTCAGTTTCATGTGGACCTCCTTTTTCTCATGCCGGTACGGCCATTGCCGTTTTGCCATCAAATTCTTTTTCTTCATCGAGCTCACCGGAGATTTTAACTCCCAGCTTCTCACACTCGATGTTTGCCCAGGCCTTGAAAAGCCTGTCCGGGTTCGGTCTGTTGATGAACTCGATCTGCAATGGTTTCATCACAATTCCTCCCGTTCTGTGTACGTAAGTGCCCACTTAAGGAAAGCAAGGCACGATACAGCACAAATCCCTACAAAGCCGCCCTCTTTAATCATCATGCCCGCTACAAAAGCATCGGCTGACTTTTCGAGTGCTTTGCCGGCGATTGTTTCGATACCGCCGAATCTCCCTTTAAAAGATCCGGCCATCGATTCGCCGTTTGTCATAAACTTCAGTTTCACTTGACCGTCCTTTCCCGCCGTGGTATGATGGTCACGGCGTTAACTCGTCATTGCCTGCCAGGAGTCGATCGTCCAGTCTTTCCTGGTGGGCATTTTTTTGTCATATGGAAGATACGGATGCTCCTTCTAAGAGATAATCCATTGATACCCCGAAGAAACGAGACATCCTAATCAAAGCCGAAGAAGGAATATCCGTTTCTTCCTGTACCCAATTCCTGTAAGTCTTCGGAGTTATTCCGAATTTCTCAGCAAACTTTTCTTGGGTTAACTGATTTCTGGCTCTTTCAGCCTCTATATTGTTTAACATTTCATCACCTCCTTCTACCCATATCGGGCTGTTTGATCCCATAATAATCCCTCTGCGGGCTTTTGTCAATACTTTTTCGCACTTATTTTTCCCATATTGGATTGTTTGTTATTGACGCTGCTTTTTTAATCTGTTAAAATTGGAATGCAACAAGAAAGGAGGTGAGAAATTTGACATTCGCAGAAAGGCTAACTGAGTTAAGAATTGAAAATGGTTATTCCACTCGAGTAGCCTTTGCAGAAAAAATCGGCGTTCCAGTCACAACCCTCAAACATTATGAGGATGGAGACAGGGAGCCCGGACATTCTTTTCTTAAAAAGGTATCGGAGCTTTTTAATGTATCTATTGATTATTTGTTGTGTCTTACAGATGACAAAGAAGTGCTTCACTCATTTCGCGTTTCCACAAAAGAACAAGACATGATCGGTAAGTATCGAGGGTTGGATTGCTATGGTTCAGATCTTGTTGATGTTGTAATAGATAAAGAATACGCGCGATGCACGGAAGTAGTCGAAAGCAGCAAGGTTGTGGAGCTCACGCTGGATCGTGGATCGGGGCAGTTGGTAGCCAGAAACGGGAGGGATTTGTCACAGGATGACAAAGAAGAGATCCTCAGTATCACAAGGCGATGGAAAGAAAAGCATCAGCAGCAGAATTGACAACAGAGGGAGAAGGCATTGTACGAGTCCGAAATTGCAGAGATTTACCAAAAGTGTAATATCAGGGATTTCCCGATTGACTGTTGTGCTGTTGTCAAGGCTCTTGGTTTTACTTTGGTGAGCTATGGGGATCTCGCAGAAAGTCACGATGAGTATAAACGTTTATGTTTATATTCCAGTGATGCGTTTACCGCCTGTGGCGACATGATGATTTGCTATAACCATAAAAACAGCCCCCGGAGGATCCGCTTTAGCCTCATGCATGAGTTAGGCCACTATGTCCTGGATACAGGAGATGAAGACAAGGCTGACGCCTTTGCATCTAACATACTTGCTCCACCGGCGGTTATCATAGAACGTCGGCTTAACAGCGCGGAGAAAATCAGTTCCTTCTTTGATTTGTCAATTTCGGCTTCTAATCATGCCTTAATAAGTTCCCTTGGGTATGATGTGGCGGCAGGGGCTCCCATTATGATGTATTTCAATTCGTTGCGCTATGAATCTGTACTCAACAGGCCACGGCCTGCGCGGCGAAAAAAATCAGGTGCGGAGGATTATGAAATACTTCTGGAAGATTATAACGAGCTGAAGAGCAAATACAAAAAGTTGAAGAAAAAATATAACGAATTGAAGGCTCAGTATGAAGGCACAGAAGATCAGGAAGGGGAAGAGGCTGGGCCTTCGTCTGATCCAGAAGCGTCCGAGGATACAGGAGAGTATATCTTTGAAACAGACGGATTCACATATAAGTATTTGAGAAGCGAAATTTACCAGTCTAACGGCACTGATTTCCTGGTAGTGCACTTCAACTATCTGAATGAATCCGGTAAAGAGAGTAACGCTTGTGGCGGAGCCACGATAAGGGCTTTTCAAAACAATGTTTCTGCTCAAACTTATACTTTGATTGGATCTGGCATTGATGACCTTAACAATGGATATACAGCGGTCCGCTCTGGAGGAAATATCGATTTCGCTTTGGGATTCGAGATCAAAAGCATGGACGATGTTATTATTTCCATGTCTCCTTACTTTAGAACCGAGACAGCGTATGAATTCGTTATTCATCTTCCTGGGATGGAAACAGAATTACTGAATTAACTTTAAGTGAGTTTAATTAACTTTAAGTGAGTTTAAGTGAAAAAAAAAGCCACCGTCATTTACTGACGGTGGCTCCCTGCTGAAAAAAATGGATCTCATGTTTGCGCGGTGGTTATGGCTTCACCGCGCAAACGTAAGAAAGGAGGATTAAAAAAGTGGCAGCGTCCCCGCACCGGCTTAGCGGGAAAGCTACAAAAACAAGAACATATGGGCTCGAACCATAATCTCCGGTCTGACAGTAACCGACGTGTTATCCATTTACACTATGTTCCGGCCTTGCTGTCGCAAGAGCGTAAGCACCATGGATTTATAATAGCACAACAATAGCGAAAAAAGAAGTTTTTTTATATGAGAGAATAAAGCAATGATAAGAACAGCAATTTATGCCAGAGTTTCAACTGAAAAGCAGAAAAAAGAAGGCGATAGCATAGCCGCACAAGTTTCAGCCCTTAGAGAATACATAAACGAAAGAGATGACCATGTAAATGTTGGTGAGTATATTGATGATGGGATATCAGGAACAAAGATAGAACGCGACCAGCTTCAGAAATTGCTGGACGATGTAAAAGCAGGAGGTATTGATAAAATAATCTTCTGTAAAATAGACAGATGGTTCCGATCCATCCGCCACTACATCAATACTCAGGAGCTGCTCGACAAATGTGGGTGTAACTGGTTGGCCATCTGGGAGCCAATCTATGACAGTTCCACGGCGCAGGGCCGCCTGATCATCAATCAAATGATGTCAATTGCACAGTTTGAGGCAGAGAACACCGGCCAGCGCATTCGACAGGTATTCGATTACAAAAGAAGCAAAGGTGAGGTGCTTGGGGGAAGACTGCCATACGGATACACAGCAAAGGATAAGATACTTGTGCCTGATGAAAACGCGCAAAATGTTGTTGATATTTTCAGGCATTTCGTCAATACAGGAAGCATCACTGAAACCATGCGTTATGCGTCCAATCAGCATGGATATAGTGTCTCGCGAAAGGCACTTAAAAATACACTAACAAACAAAATATATATCGGAATGCGAGGAAATAATCAGGCGTACTGCCAACCGATTATAGACCAGGATTTGTGGAACAGTGTGCAGCGCGGAATTAAAAGCGACATAAAATGCAGCGCAAAAACCACGTATGTTTTCGCTGGAATACTGTTTTGCGATAACTGTGGCTGCAGGTTAGTGGCTGCCACACGGTCGACAAAAGGCAAAAAATATCAGTTTTACAGATGCAAGATGAGATATAACCGGACAAAGGCAGTTTGTCCAAACGGAAAATCACTTTCCGAGAAGCAATTGGAACGTACACTTTTAGATAGTATCCCCACGATGATCGAAGAAAAAAGGAAACAGTTTGCAGTAGAAGCGGAAACCAGGCCGGATCCATCTAAAAGGATCGCCGCGATAAAGCGCAAAATCGACAGATTAAAAGATTTGTACATCGCAGAAGAAATAAACCTGGACGAATATAAAAAAGATAAAGCCGAATACATGAAAGAGCTGGAGGCACTTGAAGAAGTAAAGGCGGAGCCACAGAAGGATTACAGCAAAATCCTGACTCTGTTTACGCCTGACCTTAAAGACAAATACTGGACATGGGAACGGGAGGAGCGCCGGGCCTTCTGGCGGCAGATCATCAAAGAAATAAGATTTGATAAAGACCGTAATATCACGGTCGAATTTTTATAGGATTTTGAGGTACTAACTGGTATTAACCATCAGGTTAATTATTTCAGAGTTTTTATACTCTTTCATTTTTTCTTTTTCCCTGGTGCCTTCTGCCGGCCGGTACCTCCGCAGATGTGGCATTTTACATACCCGGAATTACCGCCCGTCTTCCGGCGACGCGTCTTGACTGTCTGCCGTATCCGAGCCATAATTTACGTCTCCTGTTCCGCTCACAATAGCTTCACCGTCTCCAGTGTCAACATCCTGTGTGACAACAGTATCCTCAAATTGAGATTCATAAAGGATCCACCCAGCATTTGTAACCACTAAAGCCCCAAATATTACCAAGCACAGAATAAAAAGTCGCTTGATTATGCGTTCAAGCCTGGCTACTTCTGCTTCATGGACAAAATACGGGATCTGAAGATTACCTTCGTCTTGATGTTTGCCTTCATCCAATGTGTTTTTTTCCATTTTTTGCGCCTCCCTTTTGCACGAATCTCTGTATAGATAGTGCAGACCAACCGGCAGAGATATCCGGATTTCAGAGCGTCCTCCTAGACCTGCACCATATCAAGTATAACGTATTTTTTATGCTTTAGCAATATATTCAGCCGAGACAAACCCGAAAATTACTCCGGCAATCCTGACATAGTACCAGTCGGATCCATCGGCAGCTTTTACCGTGTCACACACGTCAACCATATTTCCAAAAGAAAGCTGCGGCCATTTTCTGATATTTGGGAAATTCACCCCGGCCCAGGTGCGAACATTGAGTATATCGGCTGTAACTTTGCCGACCCATTTCGGTTCTTTTGATGGCACTCCTTGATTCTGCGGCTCTGCGGGTTTTGTTGGCTCTTCTTTTCCGCTGCCGCTTACATCATTGGTTCCAGGGCTGTATCTCGGTCTTGCATATCCCCGGATGTTACCGGCTCCTACCGGCAGTATCCTGCGTCTCACAGCGTGGTCACAATTGCCCTCGATGACCGTGATCTGCCTGCCGTTGACGGCCTCCACCATGCCGATGTGATCAGCCCATCCATCATTCGGTTGCGTGTCATCGTCCCAGTTATAACAGATGATATCCCCCGGCTGAGGCGTGATGGTTCCGTCCTCAACCCAGATACCGGAGGCTTTGAAAAGCTGAATGTGTTTCTCGACGCCACATTCCGTCCCTCCGATCAGCTGCACGGCTCCCAGCTCGATAAAACAGGCCGATACGGTAGCATCGCACCAACTATCATTATATGTCAGGTGGACCCCTCTCGCAAGCGGCCTGTAACTATTATACAGGTCTACAATCGCCATGTGGGATCCATCGTGTTCATTATATCCGAGCCAGCTGCGCATCACATCCAGGGCATCCTGAGCCGTCACGCCTTTCGCCTGCTCCACAGCCTGGCTGTCGCTATCATACTGCCGCAAATTGTACCTTTCCACGATATCCATGCATTTCCGCACATAGCTCCGATCCGTCGCGTAACCATCTGCTGCGATGAGCTCCAGATATGTGCGCGGGTGTTTAATGCCTTTCAGGTTTTCATACCGTTTAAGCTGCAGAAACTCAAAATAGCCTTTAACACCGTCCTCCATCGAGTCATATGCCCGGAAATTGTCAGCAATATATGACATGCCAGATTCATAATCTTCTGCGGTCCGCATCCTGACACTTTTTCCACGCCACGCTGTCCCGCACTTAAGGCCAAAATAATTATGGTACTTGCTTGAAAGTACTGACTCACCATAACCAGATTCCAGGCAGGCCTGGGCGATCACTGCAGAACTGCAAAGAATATCATAATCTTTTCCATACTTTTTGATAAGTGGAGCGATTTTCTCAATGAATTCGTTTTTCATTCTTTATTCACTTCCTCATTTTCAATCTGTGGTGCTCCGTCATTCGCCAATTTATTTGCCACTTCCAGACCTTTCACAAGGATCTGTGGAACCTCATACCCAGCTTCAACAAAATTCTCCAGGATGCTGCGAAATTCATTTACTGTAAGTGATGCAAGCACAAACCACCCGATAAAAAGGCAAGGAGTGAAGTCCTTCCCGATCAGGCTCCCCATGGCAATAAACCAGTAGCCAAGCGCAAAGCCGAGGAAAATCATCAGCCAGTATCCAAGCTTCTTTGCTACCCCAGTCCATCCCTTGACAGAATTTTCCTTGCCGTTAAATCGGGACTTCATCCAGCCGGTTATCCAATCGGCAACGTTAAACAGCAGGAAAATCGCAAACAAAACCCAGTGATCACCAAAAATGTAGGTCATGGCGGCAATTAAGCCGCCAAATATAAAATTGATTGAATCTGTTACTTTCATATGCATCACTCCCCTTTATGATTTTATGTAGTTCAGTGAAAGGTTGTGCTTAAATCCTATTACTCAGTTTAGTTTCCTACCACATTCGGGACAATACTTTGGGTAGTATGGCTCTGTATCATCATCTCCACCACCAATCATTATAAGTTTGCCAGAAGCGTCAACGCCTATAGCCAAAGAACTATATGCTCCCGTGGCTACAGTTTCTTTATTACTCCACAGTTCATAATGTCCAGTTGAATCAAAGACTGGCTTTCGGTTGCAGTATTTGCACATTTACGATTTTCTCCTTAGCCAACCATACGTCATACTTTATTTTATCATTGCATCGGCAGGTCGTAGACATTCCGCTTTCTTTACAATCGCAACACGGATTCTCCACTTCCTGTAGTTCTTGCGTTAACTGATCAATACGGTCTCCAATCATTTTTCCACCTCTTTCTGCCTGCTTTTATTTTGTATCATTAGTAGTATGACAAAAAATATATACTGCTAATAGAAGCGTATAATCCTCTTGCATGAGTTCTTTTTTATTAACATTAGAATTTAGCATAGCTTCAGCTAGTCTTTTCTTCATTTGATACTGTCTCTCTATTTCGAACATTTCTGCCATATCTTTACCTGATTGGCTAACAAAACTCATGCCTTATCCTCCAATTCAGTCCAAATACTTTGTTTATATTTTTACGTGTCAATACACAGCCATTAATGTTTATAAACGCACGGGCGAAGGTTTAACTCATAGATCACCGCATTTTTTGCAGCCACATCCATTTGCTATAAAGCCTGCTTTAAATTAGTTAGTTACTCAAGACGCAGAGTATTATACAATTTCACAAGAACAAAGCTTCGCATAATGCTCCAATTTCAAATACAACAACGCTTGCGTCTTGTGTCCCTGTATATAAATTTGGATAATTATCTACAGGGAACTGCTCTCCGCCATTTAATTTATCAAATTTCACAAGCCATTCAAGTAGCTGCTCTGCAAACGCTATATTTTGGTATTCACCGGTTTTTACTAACGAACCGATAAAATAAGCATAAGTTGATGATAGCCCCCGTCTTGCAGTTGATGGGCAATAAATTTGATCTTTTATTTGCCCAGTTGGTTCCGTTGCGTCAATAATAAAATTGTCGTAGTTTCTAAATACTGTTGATTCGGTTGGTAAAAGCAAGTTTGCTTGTATGTATTCATATTGTGCAAAAGACTGATAATGATTATATCGTGTCGTGCTTAAATTACCCTCTGGTAACATAGTATTTAACGCCGAATTGGCATCTATTACTGACGATAAGTTGTTATATGTGCTCCTATAATCACTATCTTCGTTTAATACTTGCGCCAAAGCTAACAGATGCAATGCCGAAGCCCTAGCATTATTGTTTGGGGAACTTGTGCCCTGTAACGGAATATCTTGGTTTTCGTTAAATATTCTGACAACAGTATCACCCGAAGCAGTGATTAAGTTTTTATACCATAGCGTCTCTTCTGTATCATTTTTTGATTCATATTCTAAATAATAACAATACGCTAACGGGAATAGCCTCCCCATAAATTCCATTCCAAAAGATGCATCATTCCATTTGTTATACATACCGCTATTAGAATCAACACCAAGTGATGTTATTTTATCTTTAAATTTTTGGCTTACTATGTTTAATTTATACCCAGGAGAACCGTTTTTATAAAGGAAATAATCTGCCCATAAATACATCCCTTTGTTTGTATCCGCATAATGCTCAACAATATATTTTGATATATTAATTCCGTGCCACGACAAAATGCCTTTGATTTTATTCAACGACTCTTCTATGGTTGTTTTTGTCGCAAAGCTTACTAATGGATTGAAATGTCTAAAATGTTCATAATTATCTGCATTCAATGTAACTATTGCTCCCGCCGTAAAGACAAAATCCTTCGGAATATCAATCACAGTTGTGTTATTCCATCCGGCATAAATTCGAAGCGCGTTTAAAGACGATGAGTATCCAAGTACACCTGTTGTGGCAAATAAAGGTATCGTATTATATGTATCACTCCTAGGAATGTTGCCGTTTGCATAAATTATACTTGCAGTACAAGTATTGCTATTATAGTTATATTTAATGCTTCTATATGGTGTTTCGGTATATTCGATGATATCATTAGTTCCTATACAATGTTGCATAACCATTCTTGAGACGTTACTCATCACAGAAACGGTTCTGACAACCCACTGCATGTGTATTTGGTTTTTGAACACTCTATAAGTTCTTTTATACGTAAACTTGTCGTTGTGATATTTGTAAATTATATCAACAAAAACTACGCCGTTTCCATGTTCTTCAATAGAGTCTAAAGTCTCGTTTCGGTAGTACTTTTGTTGATCACTTATAATGTAAACATCTTCTTCTCTCCAATTGTCATCAGTATTAAGACCCTTTTGTCTTTTACCTGATAAAGATGTTATTCCATTAAAGTGCAAGGTATTATTTCCAAATAACACATCAAACTGTTGCTCGAACGTTGTTCCTTTAACTTCAACAGTCTTTTCATAGTTTGTTGACTGCGGACAGTAATATACCCTTACAGTGTATTCGTTGAACGAATTTCCTAGTATAGTGTCATAAATCCATAACGTACCGGCCTTTATGCTTCCATCAGGCCAATATGTTAAAGATGTATTGTATAAATAATTTTGATCGCGAACGCCCTCAAACTGAAATGGAATTTCTGATGCATTTCTTAATACTTTTATACATTTATCCGTTAAGCATTCACCTTTTGGAAAATTCACTTTTATCTGTATTGGGTAATCTGTGTACTGAACGCTTCCGGATGGATTTTTTACAATGGTGTAATATTCGTTGTATTCTTCCTGACGTACAGTATTCTCGTCATATACATTTTTCATTACAGTGCTATTTGGATTTAGTGAAGCGTTATATTCTCCTTTATACGCAAATACGCCACTCTTAAAAGTATCTAAATCCAATTCTTCATCGTCTTGTATGTTATATAACCATACTACACAATATCCGGTTATCGGCGATTCGAAACTATAAATTGTTTTTGCGGATGCTATATTAAAGTAATTAGTTATTGTTGTTCCTGCTCTAGGAACGTCATCTGTGAAACATATTTTAAATTGAGATGTTTCAAATGGTTTTATTACTGTATACCTATCTGCAATTTCTACAGGAAAGTAAATAGATAAGTTATTTGGGGATGAAGAAATTTTCAAAGCAGATGTATCAATTGCGCAGTTAATATAGTTGTCTTCAAAAATATTTATGTCACCAAAATGATTATCTACTTTTTCTCTTATACTGGTTATTTTGCTACCTGTTATATTTGCATCAGCAGCTTCGCCAGATAAGGTAAGAGAACTATCAACACTCGGAATATTACTTTCATAAACGCCATATGCGTATTGTTCGATAGTTGAATCAGAAATCATACTTTCTGTCCAATTTGATCTTCTTGATATATATACTATACAATTCGATCTCAGTTCAAACTCTAAATTAATAACAGAAGTTGACGTAGAAGCAATATAGGCGTTAAAATAAACAGGCATTTCACCTATTGGCCATATTATGCTATTTCCAATCGTTAAATATTTTCCTCGATATATACCTTTTCTCAGATAAATTGGTTCATAATATTCGAAACTACTATCATCTAAAAGTATTGGCCTATTATTCTGTAAACTCCATTTTCTCCCACTCTTTCTATTATCAAAGTCCAAATATTGACAACTAGCGTTGAGCGCATTTAGAAACTTACTATTAACTGAAATGTTTTCATTTATACTATAATTTAAATCTTCCTTTAAGTCAGCAATCTGATCTCCTACCTCCTTGGCGTCCGCTGCCTTGTCAGGCAAGGTCAAGGTCTTATCTGTGGCTGCGCTCTCAGCCATGTTTGTCTGTGTCCAGTGGCCAGCCGTCCAGGCTTCTGCTTGTGTAATGGCTGTCGTACATTTCCAAATCTTATTGTCATAGCTCACCAGGTCTCCAACGACATACGTTGAGCTGGCGCTATATGCGGGAGCGATGCTTGTAATGTCAGGAACGACATATTTATCAGGCATCCCCGGGAAAGTCAATGAATGTAAAGGTTTGTTTGCCATGTCATTCTCCTATAGAAATCACAACATCACCGGTGTTGCTTTCGGTAAAGTGTAAGTTTTCGGCATAGCTTTGAGCCTGCCTTGCGTATTCTTCAGCGTCCTGCGCTGATTGACTGGCGTTTCCGGCGGAAGCTTCAGCTGCTTCCGCATATTGCCTTGCCACCGACGCCTCCTCCCGGATCCTTCCTATGGCCGTGTCTTTTGCGTCAGTGACAGCCTGTACAGCATTTACCTGTGAAGCGGTTATATCTTCAAGTGCTCCACCTTTTGCACCCGCGATATCACCCAGGGCATCCATCTTGTTTGTTTCGATTGCAGACAACGCCTCTGTTTTATCCGCCGCAATCGCTTCCTGGGCGCTGGCCTTGTCCGCTGCTATTTGCCCACCCATGGCCCCGAGTGTATCCAGCCAATTGTTATAAGGATCCGGAGCGGGCCCGGATGCCATCAGAGATGGGAGCACAATGGTTTTATAGATAATGGTCTTTTTTATTTTCCCAGCAACCATATAACTGAGCTGTGCTTCCCCTTTTCCTGGCACATCCGTTTCAACATTGGAAACCGTCCATGTTGCCAAATCACCGGACACATCCAACGCAACAGGGAAAATCTCTCCCTGCCTTTTGAGCACAAGATACAGGGAGCCATCACCGTATGCCTGCCGCAGGCCGCTAAAATCAAATACAATATTGGTTACGCCGCCTTCTCCCTGCCTGCCAAGCACCAATGGGAAAGCGATGTTTTTCATCAAATCTATTGTCATGACTCAACCCCCATTGTTATCACGATGTTCCCATCACTGTTTGGATCAGAAAAGCCTAGACTTTCGACAGTCTCCCGGACAAGCTGAGCCGCCGCAATAATGTCATCTGCCTGATCTGTCACGTCCAGAAGCTCCATTATTTTTGACTCTGATACTATCGTATCACGATCCAGGGCAGCCGGTTCAACGTCCAAGACAAAATTTGCTGTATTTAGTTCCTTGTTGCTTTTCAACAATGTCAGTTCAAAAACCTGTTTACCAGGCACAGCCGTCATTTGCTGATCGCCAGTCACCGTCACAACATTATCGGAGATAGATGCCGTAGCCGAAAAACCTTTTCCGTCCTTTTTTGTCCCCCTAACGGTTACCGTTGTTCCTGATTGGATGGTAAAGTTTCCCGCAGAGGAAAACAACGTAAACACAAGTGTAAAGTCGCTGTCATATTGCGATAAATGAATATGTTCGGGGACACGCGCCCCCGGATACATGTCCAGGTATCTTTGATGCTGGATCACCCTAACGCCACCCCCTTCTTTAGCATTTCTTTGATTTCTGCGATTTCTTTTTTTATGTATGATATTTCTTTTTCTTGATCCTGAATCACTTTGAGCATTAACGGAATCATTCTTTCCGGTTTCCAGTTTTCTACAGATCCATCCTCGTTGTGATATACACCCATCGGGAAATGGCTCTCGACGTCTTCTGCATAAAAGCCAGGGATTTCTTTTCCCTCGCACTCATCACCGCTTGTTAAATATCCATCTTTGTACCTGAAGATCACTGGCACAATGTCAAGGATCTGGCGTGCGTACTCAGCTGTCATTTCCCCCACGTGGTCTTTGTATCGTTTCGAGGACGACGACTCCGCATATAAATCTAAGTAAGATCCAGCACTAGCTGCATATAATCTTGCAACATTTCCCACGCTGGTATACTGGATATTCCGAAATCTTGTTCCAGTACCGTCAGTATTAACGGATCCAATATTCATGGAACTCGAGCCAGGAGAGCCTGCATCAATATTCAAATAATGTGCCCCGCTTCCAAACTCCACAGCAGTGTGTGCTATTGTTTTTCCGTCGCTTCGCACAGAATATATGGTCTCTTCTGGAAGATTAGGGAATTTTCGCTTAATTTCAATTATGTTTGTCAGTGCGCTGGATAATTTCCTGATGATTACAGTGTACTCAGTGCCTTCAGGCGTTTTAAGATAGCTTTGCAAAGCCGTGCTGTCGACTTGAAACCCGCCAATCACACCGGCATCAACCTCCAGGCCGTTTGCCCCGAATTTTGCTGCTTCTGTTTCTCCATCCGGTTTATAGAACACAAGATCAGTCGCACCATACTGTGAGGCTTTTTTCCCGGTCGTACCTCGATAAAATGTCAGATCATCGCCTGTCATGGAAGCAAGGTTTTTGTCTCTCTTACGGAAATTTATGCCCCCGTCCAAAATCTGCGTATTATACGGCTTTTCGTTGCTTCCGGTTGCCGTCCCGGTCTGGGAAACAACTACACCGTCATTGGCGCTGTAGTAAATATAATTTGTAGCAGTTCTCCCGGCATCAGTGATATTGTTATCTATGTCCGTAAATGTTGTGTCTGTTATAGGCTTTTGGCTTGGCCCTATCAGGAGGCTGTCTAATCTCATTTCGAGCTTATAGTGCTCAAACTCATCCTGCACTTCGCTCCCAAACTCACTGCCGGATCCTTCGTCCTGTACTAAAGAGAACTTTATGTACTGTGAGTCATTACCAAAAGAAAACGTTCCGTCTGACCCAAGGTAAAACCCTGGCTCTGTGGAATTCAAACTGCTATGATCTCCACTGTAAATAGATGTTGCGTTAACATGCAATCCTCCGATTAAAGCAAGTGTCGTAATCAGCATCCCGCTTTCCAGATCCCAGGAGTTCTTTCTGAGAGCATCTGCAATAATACCGACCGTGAGAAGCGTTGCGTTTAAATTTCCAGCGGTAATAAAATCAGCAACGAAATGACCATCGAGCGTCCAGGCTGTTGTATACGGCCCTTCAACGCCGTGTGAAGAAAAACCGATACCTTGATAATTTATCCGCAGCACATTTACCGCAGTGTTTACATTGTCGGTATCCATCCAAAAAGCCTCGTTCGGCTTTCCATCAGCATTAAGCCCAATGACAAAATGGCCGCCAGTGCCTCCTGTTATCAGACTTGTCGCGTGATCTATTGCCTGCTCCATTGCTGTTTTGGATGGCGCGTACTGTTTGACGACTTCTTGAAACGCTTCTTTAAGCGTTGAACCGAAAGAAGCATTCAAGCGCCCAAGCTCTATGGAGTTATATCTGTCGAGCAAAGCGTCATATACGACCTTTACAGCCCTCAACGTAGTGCTTATGCCAAGGTCTGTGTAAACGATATTGACGGAATCTCCAAGATACACTCTTTGAAGGGATGAGAACTTTTCATATTCCTTTGTGTTCCACAGTTCAAAAAAGTTTACCTTTATGTTTTGCTTGGGAATATTCGCATCTATCAAGGCCTGCTTTGTGAGCTCATACAACGCCTCGTTTGTTGGCTCTTCCTCAAATTCACTGCTGAAATCCAAAGCGACAGCCTTTTTTAGGTATTCATCATCATCGCTGTCAAAATCCCAGGCATTAAATGCTACTATTTTTTGCGGTAGCATCTTAAGTGTTCCATCACTGCGCCGCCAGTATGGTACGGCTGCGGTAAAAACACTACTGGAATCAAAGTCATATTGAATATCTGTGATGTTTTTACCGTACCGCAGCGTAATCGATGTGTCTCTACCTCTTTTGGAGTGCAGCTTTACGGCCCATCTGTCCCACTCATACTCACCGCCGTATTGATCTAATATGGATCCTTTCATGCCGCCCAGAACAGATTTACAGCTTGCCGGTGTTTCAAGTTTAAATTCTGTCTGCCCGTTTACTGTGGTGGAAAAGGTAAATGGATTGTCGTTGATGCTATGAGTGTTAAGCACAGCCATAACACCTGCAATAGAGCCGCTGGAAAACGGCTCCAATACAACATTGCTCAGCCTGTAGCTGACATGGCGGGCATTAAATGTGACAACACCATTTATGGAGGCACTCTTTTTATATATCTCAAACGGCTGAGGGATGTGCGTATCATCATGAGTTGTAAAGATAATCCGGCCATCTGTGATATCTTTAAAATGCCGGCCTGTTACTGGGTATTGAAGCTCGCATTCATACGCCCCATTTAAGGCCTCGGTGGCGATGCAGGATATGCTATCGGCAAGACGGCAAATTCCGTTGTTGTTAAACTCCGTCTCACCGTGTTCAAACAAAATAGGTATCATGCCGTCACCCCCATTACATCCTGTACCATCGTGGTGTTATTTCAACATTCGTGATTCCGCTGCCGAGTGTAATTCCGTTCACGCCTGCGTGCAGAACCGGAAAATCATTTTGAGAAAAGGAAACATTCGCATTTTTGGAAGTCGTACCTGTAAAGGCTTCCATGATTTCGCAATCCACGTCAATATATGATGTGTTATCAGTAAGGGTGATCTCATTTTCGCCAATTCCGACCTTGCCATTCCCCCTTATTCTCAAAAGCGGCTGTGATGCAAATCTTGTAGGGTTATGTATCGACCCGGTAGAGGTGAGGACCGTTGTCAGTTCCCCGATCTTCAGAAATCTTTGTGGTTTCCGTTCAAACACCAGCTGAAATTTGCACATACTTCTGTCTCTGTCCAAAACCGGCTCAAAGCTCTCCCTGTAACACGCCATATAAAATTCGTCGGGATGTATGCTGTCTTCCAGTCTGCAGTAGCCCGATCTGGACAAAAGGAATTCTCTAAACCCTTCCAGGTTTTGGCTGCAATTTTTGTAAATGATGCACCCATAAGAGTGTGACAAGTTCGGATGTCTCCGGCCATCCACAAGAACACTGCCGCTTTTTCCCGGGATATCTATGCTGTTATAGACTCTGGCCGGACCTGTATGCGTGCTCCTTTCAAACGCAGCGATAGAAAAAGAGCGGCTGTCCACACCGTCAAATACAAAGTACTCACTCATGCAAACGCCGCCTCCTCCTGTAACTGCCATGCCGTCAACCTGCGCTCAACCATCCTGGCTATTTCTTCTTCGCTCTGGCCGGGCTGCGAATAGACGTTTATGGTGACCTCATTGTTTTTGTTAAATCTCCCCGTTCCAAGCGGCTTTACAATCGCCTGGCCGTTTACGACCTTAAGATACTCCGGCTCGTACTCTCCAACGATCGCGGATCCGCCCTCTTTGACTTTTCCGCCTTCTGCCAAAAGGCTAACTCTCCCCAGTGTTACTGGCTGCAGATCTGCCTGCCAGTCAAAGCCATTAAAAATCCGGCCAGCAATAGGAACGTCTATTGGTGGCAGGTGAATACCAAGTGTGCTGTTGATTTTTTCCACGATCCAGTTAAGGGCGGTCTCTATACGCTCGATCATGTCGTTGATGAACCCGATCACTGCGTTAATCGGTTTTTTGGCGATTTCTCCTAACTGGCCGAACACAAGCTCAAAGCCATCCACGATGACTCCCCAAGCGTCTTCCCAGTCCCCCTGGAAGACGTTTGTCAAAAAGTCAATCGTCCCTGCCAATGCGGTTTCGATTCCATTTATAGCCACTATAATAGTGTCAATTACAAAATCGGCAAATGGTGACAGAACGTTTTCCCAAACGTCTTTAAACTCATCCCCCAAATCGCCCATTTCAGTATTCGTGTCAAAAATTTTTGTTATAAATTCACCGAACGCTTCTCTGAGTTCTGTTAATTTTGGGATGAGTGTATCTGTCCAAAAATCTTTGATGTCTTTAAATACAGCCAGCAGCCCATCAGACAACTTTTGTGTAAGCGGCACAACAATATTAGTCATGAAGCTGTCAAATTTGGCTTGGAGGGTTTCTAACGAGGGCTGTATATGTTCCGTCCAGTAATTCTTCAGCTCCTTGAATTTTGTTATTAGGTTGTCCTTTATCTCCTGTACAAGAGGCTTTATTCCGTCCTCCAAAAATCTGTTGAATTTATCAGAAAGCTCATCGATTCTGGGCTTAATATTGTTGGTCCAGTAGTCAGCCAGATTCTTAAAAGCGCCAAGAAGGTTATCTTTTATTTCTGTCGCTATTGGCTCTGCCGTATCATGCCACCATGAATCAAACGCATTCTTTAGATTTTCGATCTCCGGCGATAAAGTGTCCGTCCAGAAGGTTGAAAGAGCTTCCCATGTTTTCAGGAATTTGTCTCCAAGCCAGCTTGCAATAGGCACAAGGATATCATCATGGAAAGCCTGCCATTTACCAGAAAAAGCATCCAAAGCCGGAGATACGTTTTCCGTCCAGTAATTTGTTATACCTTCCCATACGCTTGTAAAAATGCCGCCAATAAAATCCCCGATAGGAGTAAGGATATTCTCATAAAGCCATTTAAAATCTTCTGACAGCGTTTTCAATACCGGCGAAACGACTTTATCCCATATCTCTGTGACACCAGCCCAGGCGTCCGTGAATACTCCTTTGATAAAATCCACCATAGGATAAAGCACATCAGTAATGGGCTTCAGGCTTTCCTCTATGGTCTTATCAGTGTTAAATATGGCCTTCCACACATTGTCAAATATATTTTTGACAACAGGCACAAGATTATCAATGTATGTTTTTACGCTCTTTTTTAAATTTTCAATAAGCTCGCTTATGTCTACGTCTTCGCGGCCCAAGCCTGCAATCAAATTTTGCCATGCCGCTTTGACAGCCCCAAGGGAACCGCTTATAGTGTGTTCTGCCTCTTCCGCTGTTGTACCGGTTATCCCCATCTCAGTCTGCACTACATGGATTGCCTCTACGATGTCCGCATAGCTGTCTATACTGTACTCGGCTACCTCTCCCTGCTTGGCCTTGATGGCCTCGGCATCTTTGAGAAGACGTTCCATTTCAGACCTAGTACCCGCGTACCCAAGTTGGAGGTTATCCAGCATCCTGAATTCCCCTTTGGCAAATCCCTGATAAGCGATTTGGATTGATTCAATCGAGCGTCCCATCTTATTCGCATTGTCAGACATATCACGGATTGCCATGTCCGCCAGATCAGCAGCCTTTTTCTGCGCCTCTGCCGTAAACGATACGCCGCTTGTCACGGACCCGGCTTCGTCTTTAAGGAGCTTCTTTTCTTCTTTGATTTTATCTTTCAGTGCGGCAAGCTCTTTCTTCTGGCTGGCTTTCAGTTCTTTAAGGCGTGTGGAATTTGCCCTTTTCATGGCGCTCAGTTGTTCGCTCTGCGATGCTTTCATAGCATCAAGGGTTGCGCTCTGCTGGTTCTTCATTTCAGAGAGCTGTTCATCTCCGGATTCCCTCAGTGCTTCCAGCTGATGAGACTGGGACTCTTTCATGGCATCCAGTTGTGAGGACGCAGCCTCTTTCATACTGGACAGGGTTTCATCCTGGGATTTCTTTAACTGCTTCAGCTCGTTCTGCTGCGCCTTTTTGAGTGCCTTAAGCTGATCCTTCTTAGATTCCCTAAGCGCATCCAGTTCCTGCTTCTGTGACTCTTTCAAGGCGTCCAGCTGATCCTTGTGGGATTCCTTCATAGCCTCTATTGTCGCAGATGATGAATCCTTGGTTGCCTTCGTCTCTTCGTCTTTCCTGTCCTTTAATGCCTCGCGTTGGTCTTTCGTCTGCTCCTTGATATTGTCTTTCTGTTCTTTCAGAGCCTCGATCTGGGCTTTTCTTTCTTCCTCGCGTCTTTCTCTTTCAATCTTATCAACATAGTCGTTGTATTTTGCGACTGCCTTTTCGCGCTCTTCCTCGGTTTCCGCGGCATTGATGGCCTTTTTAAGTTCTTCTTTCCGCTGGGCCTGCTCCGCTTCTTTTGCCGCTTTTTCTTCGGCTTCAGATTCTGCGTTGATTGCCGCGATCTGCTCATCGATCAGCTGTAGCCGTCTGTATTCTTCTGCATCGACAATTTTAAGGTTTTCCCTGTATTCCTTGTCTATCAGGGCGAGCTTTTCTTCCGTCGCTTTCTGATAAGCCTTAAGTTCCTGATCCTGCTCCTTCTGGACAGCCTTCAGCCGGTCTGCCTGGGATTTTTGTACAGCCGTTATTTCATCATCAAGCTGTTTTTCGACTTCTTCATAGGCAGCTTCAAGAGCTTCCTTTTTTGCGTCGTATTGATTGTCATACGATTCTTTTACTTCCTCGTATTCTTTTTCATACGCCTTCTTCGCGGCCTGGTACTCTTTATCCAGGGCTTCCTTTTCTGCCTGGTACTGCTTATCAAATGCTTTTTTGGCCAGGCTGTATTCCTGGTCAAATCTGCTTTTTAACGCATCATACTGCTGATCGTATGCCTTTTTCGCCGCCTCATACTGTGCGCTGAGGGATTCATTAAGCTGGTCATACTCCCTGTCCAAAGCTTCTTTCCTGGCATCGTATTGCTGATCCAGCGCCTTTTTCGTTGCCTCAACGTCAACTTTAACAGCATCATCAGTTGCTTTGGATAAGCTGCTGATCAAGGACGCGGCAAAACCCGTCACGGTCTGCATATATTCATTGGCAGACATACCGGCTGTCTTGTATGCCTGTTCAGCATAGCCCTGTACAACCTCCGCGCTCTCGCCAAACAGGGTCTCAACGCCGCCGATCAACTGTTCATAATCTGCGTAGCTCTCGACTGCCACCTTTACCAGGTCTACCGCTTTTTTCAGGACTGCTACAGCGGCTGTGACTCCAGCAATAGCGGCAGCACCTTTTTTTGCCGCATCCGCAAGGCCGGATCCAAGAGAACCAGACAAGTCATCAGTCTTATCTTTTGCCTCATCTATGCCTTCGTTGAATTCTGATGAGTCGAAGCCGATTTTCGCTACCAAGTCAAATAATGTCATATCATGAGCTCACCTCCTCCCCATCTGCAAATTTAAGACCTGCTCTCATAAACACATCTGCCGCTATATCATCTCCGGATTTTTCTTCATGCGTTTCCGGTCGCAGCATATCTATCAGGTGCTTTGCCATATAGTATGCGCTCTCACCTGCATTCACGGATTTAGCCGTGTTCTCCGATATAATCTTTATAGCATCGGAAATGTAGCCGAAGAAAATCCATCTGTCTTTTTCTTCTCGCTCGGCTTTCTTTTTCTCTAAATACTCAGATAGGCAGTGGTCAATAACGTAACCACTGCCTAAAAGCTCCAAAAGGTCAAGCCGGATGGTGCTTATCAATTTCAGATATTCATTTGCCCCCACCTGACTAATGATGTAAAAAAACCGATAACTGCCTCATTGTTCAGCATTTCGGAAAGGGCAGAGAAATATTCTTCCATTGGATGATCATCGACCTTATCAGGATCCACAAAGCATATCAACGCCAAAAGCACAAGCGTTTCTCCCGGATTTTCTTCCAGGATTGCATCAAACATCCTGGAAATGTTTTCTCTCGTCTGGTTTCGCCGTGAAATCCGGTTCTCCGACATGATCCGGTCTTTTTCTTCATCTGTCATATCGTCATCGATCAGCTTGATCTTTGGCGCGGTCTTCAGGATATCCATGACCTTTGTACTGTTCAGCCACCTCTCAGCAGCATGTTTAATCATTACAGTCTGCTTTAAAAATTCAGATGGTTTGCAATTCGCGAGATTCTTCATACTTATCTCCACCCCTTCTTTTTATTATCAGTTTCCGCCAGTTCCGCCAGTTCCGCCGGTTCCGCCAGTTCCGCCAGTTCCGGCGGCTGCATCCGTACCAGCCTTGCAGTAAATCTCAAACGGGACCATATCCTGATCTTCCATATCGTAATGGCCGTGGAATTCAAAGCTCATCTGGCCCTTGGCATTTTTACCAGACTGGATCTGGAAGCCGGTATTATTCAGCGAATTGATAAGATGAATGGCAAGAAAGCCAGCTGTTTCGCCAGTGTTTTTGTTTGAGTAATCGCCAATCCACCAAAGATCCTCAAAATCGGAGTCAAGCAGCACCTGCCTCGGGACAACTTTGGTTGTGTCACTTGTCCCAACATCTGCAGCCCCGGTCAGCTTTTTGATGATCGCTGTTGTGCAGGTAAGAAATGTGCCGCTCATCTGCGGATCATACGAAATAATTCTCTTAAGCTGTTTCATGTTCGGCGGGCAGTTGTCAACGTCTTCTCCAAAATCATCAAATGTGGGATTGCTGGAAAAATTGATACCGCCAGAAGTTGCCCCCAGGATGTTCCCAACAACGCCAGTCTCCGGAACAAATGTATCAACACAAATACCGGCATTCAGCTGAAGGGTCTGAAAAGTATCGGTGGGCATTTTTGTAAATTTCATTCCCATAACGTTACCTCCATTTTTTCTTTTAATCTTCTGATAAAAATTCTATTTCCACGCTAAGGCGCAGTCTCCGTATCATAGCGTCATTGGGATCATCCATCCGTTGTGCGAAAGGATATCCGCGCACAATCCATGCCGCCCCATCATCGTATGGCCGGATAATGCCGCCGTTTCCGATAGCGTCACTGATTTCCTGCTTTTTCTGGGTAATCGCAGCCCAGCTCAGGGACCTGTACCAAAGAGACGCAGATAAAGATAAAGCACGACCCAAACTGTCCGTGCTCAACTCATAGGTTATGTATGGCATAGTCGCGCTATCTGGCACAGTCCGCTCATCATAGGCGGGCAGGCCGAACGAAGACCAAAATTGCTGCACACACTGTTCCTTGTCCATATATAACACCTTATCTTGGGAGTGCTTCCAAAGCCTCCGCATTTACGTTCCGCATATCAAGGGCAGCCGTTCTCGGTGTTTTATTGTCCGTACCATTTGATGTGATCCGGAAAAGCTGGCCGTCTGACTCGCGCCGGACGATCTCCCCGTGCATCAGCGTCACGGCTTTTGAGGTAGTGATTGTATAAAGGCTTTTCACGCCCTCCTTCGCAGCTCTTCGCGCTTCCAACGAACTGTCGAAAACTGCCGCCGCAGAAAACCCCGCACCGTCCTGCCAGACGGTTTCGATTCCTCCGTATCCATCTTCCCGTGTTGTTTTGTCGATGTATCGGAAATCCTCCATGCTATCAGATAACAAGCTCATAACTTTTTCCACCTTCTCAAACGTGCTGCAAACACCGACTGCCAACTCACACCAACACTTCCCCCGGAAGCATCGCTTTGCGATCCCTGTGCCTTCTGGTAGCTATATCCCCCAAAAGACTCGGAGGAAAACGGGCTCATATTTTCTGAGTTGACGCCGCCATACTTCTGCTGCCACGCTTCGACCTCCGCAGCCAAAAGCACAACCGCCTGCGGAACTGCCATCAGCCAAACAGCACCGGTAAATGTCTCATCATTGAGCTGATCAATCCCGTACATCCATGCACCGTCGTTAAAAACGCTTCCGATCACACGGAAAAACTGTCCCCTCTGTATCTCCATGTCGCCTTCGGGAAACACGATCTGCCCATTTTCGATTTTAAACGTACCGAAATATTTCGGCATATCTCGGTCAAACCAATTATTCAGGTATGCGCATATCTCATCAATCATAACGTCTCCCTGGCTCTGCAAGGTTCAACACATCTGCTAGGAATCAACATCCGCCGTTTTCTTCCTGTTCCTCTTTTTCGGCTGATCCGTCTCCTGGCTGATTTCCGGCTGATCATCTGCCAAGCGAATAAGCGGTACGCCGATCCGGTTGGAGTTGCTCTGCAGCAAAGCTAAACGGTCCGCCCCAGGCTCGTATCCAGCACGGGGGAAAGAATCCCCCGCGCGGTAAATATAGCCTTTATCCTGCATATCAGCAAAATCTTTTAAAACAATATACATCTCATCACGCTCCTGCGGTCACAGTCCTCGTGTAGTATGTCTTGCCAGAAACAACATCGGTGTCGGTGGTCTTAAAATACTCGTTGTTGGAGTCTTTCTCGAAGTACGTGCCGATAGCCGCTTTTGCAGGGCTCTCGACAGCCGTAAAAGTGGCGGTGCCGATATCAACGGCAGCAATTCCATCCAGGAATTCAGCCATCAGTGTAAGGCCCATCAAAGCGAAGGATTCGGAAACTGCCGTGGTGTAATTACCCTGTACATGGAATCCGATCAGGTTGGTGATACCATCAGTAGTATACACCAGGCCTGCCTTGGCAAAGTCGGAGTCATCCGGGGAAACATAGTAAAGGATCATGTTTTCAACCGGTGTCGCAAGGACCTTTCCTCTGTCAACCTCACCGTCAGAGCAAAGGAAAAGCCTCCGGTAACCCAGGAAGTTTTCAATGTAATTCATGCCGAACTCGCTCTGTACAGTGATGTTTGCAGCGCCAAGGTAATCATAGGCGTCCAGGATATTGCACCACCCAATAATCTCCGTGATTCCCTTGTGCATTTTTTTCCATTTGTTTCGGACTCTGCCCTGCGCCTCAGCAAGGGCAGCCTGGAAGGTTGATTTTGCAGAAATCAACGTGCCGGTATTAAGGAATGTATAGAAACGTCCGGTGACATCAGTCTGGAGCTCAAAAAGGAACTGGTCATCAGTCAGGCCAACTGCGTCCTCATAGCCGTGCTCGTTGATCGCCTCGATTGAGACGGCCTTTGCATATTTCTCAACATTGATGTCGCCGTATTCCTTTTCGTCTACGGTGGCCTGGGAGTACGGGATTTCCTCACCTTCACCAACGGCAACTTTCTGCAGCACAACAACAGCATATTTTGATTTTAATTTTGTTCCAGGAGTTTTCCTGATCTGGCGCATAACACCCATGATTTCCCGCAGGTGTTCCCAGTTATTCGCAAACCTGGTGACAAAATCCACCTCGCGGGCAGTGGTATCAATATTTGCAGCTTTTGTAAGATTAGCTTTTGCTGGCATAATTCATTCCCTTTCTTGATCAATAGCCGAACAGCTCATGATTCTCAGAGATTGCCTGCTGACGTTCCGCGCGGTCTTTGATCTTCATAATCTCTTCGCGCGTCATTGTTGTTTTACCGGCATTGTCCGGAGGCGTCTGGGTTTGCGCTCCCTGCGTCTCCGTCTTCTGGATATGGTCGCCCCATTCCTCCTTGATGCTCTTCAGAATGTCTTTTGCGGTGGTAATCTTGCCGTCTTTGTCAAGCTCCACACCGTCAACATCCGAGTACTTCAGGATCTTCGCATAATGTTTTTCCGGGATGCCGGCGTCTTTCAGGATTTCCCTGTAAGCTGCCTCCTTTGCGGATCTGACAGCCTTTTTCTCTTGCTCAGCCTTATAATCATCAAACTCTTGTTTTAATGCGTCGTAGTCCTTGCCTTCGCGTTCCTTTGCATCGGCAGCGGCCTGGTCCTTCATTTCCTTCAGTTCCTTCTGAAGCCCTGGTACCTTGTCTGCTTCCGCTTTGTATCTCGCGGCCTCTTCTTTTGCAGCATCAATCTGCTCATTCAGGGCTGTCACCGTTTCGGAATGCCCCTTGATGATTTCGTCGATTTTATCTGCATCAATTCCCATCGCAGACAACATTTTTCTTGTTAATGCCATTTCAGATCTCCTTTCTGTAATGAGCTTTCCCTTGCCCACCAGAGATGAATAAAAAAAGAGCCAGTGATAAAAGACATTCCCTTGTCCTTTATCACTGGCTCCCCTTTGCCCTTACTTAAACCCTGCTCGGTTCAGTGCGATATGCAATTTTCGTATTCTGCTCAGCAACAACAACTCCGTTTTTATTACAGTAAACAACAGCGTCTTTTTTTCGGCTGATAATTTCTTCTATCGCCTTAATCGCCGCTTTATTTAACTCTACAGCGTTCAAGTTTAATCGCACCTCCCTTTTGCTTTTATAATCCGATATTATCATATATTTCAGTCAATATCAAGAAAAAGCATCTTGTATTTCTCTCTCTATATACCGTTGAATCTGATCCAGATTTTTCTCTACGGCGTTTTTTAGAAATCTGTTTGGTGCCATTTTCTGCGTGCCTTCGTGGACATACGCGGCATACTCCACATTGGACCCGATATAAACCGCCATACCTCCATCCGATTCCCCAGGTGCTTTCCCCGAATAGCTTCCCGCTCCTTCGCCTGTGTCCGCCGTGTACGAGGTTACTGCGGGGGATTGCCCATACACTGCATAGGTGATGGAGTTACGTAAAAGGCCTGTATCAATTCTTTTCGGTGCATTGGAAAGCTCCTCTTTCGCCTCACCAGATACGTGCAGGCCGATTGCTTCCAGAGCGCGGTTAATAGCTTTCCGCACTTCTTCTTTCGCGAGCAACGAATTATCAATTCTTAGCGATACCTCTACTGTGTTTGCCATATCAGTACTCCACATCATAATCATCAGTAACCAGCCCAAGCGCATATGCGTCTTTCCCTTCGCTCAGGCATCGGTCTATGATTGCGATAATTTCATCATCGGACCGGAACCGTCCCAGTTGATACATGGGGAATCCATCACCGAATCTTTTCGAATACTCTTTAAGTTTCTTATCCAGCTCCTCATACATTGTAAGACCACCCTTCTATGATCCGCCTGAAAGCGGCCACTGTATCAGGCATATACCTTTCCCACATGCTCAATTCAGCTCCTCCAACAGTAACAGCGGACGCAACGTTAGCCCATGCCTCCCTGGCTGTATCATACGCTCTTGTCAAGCGTCTTGCATCATCCTGGCTTCTTGCATTAAATCCAAGATCTGTAAGAGCGTTCAAGAGGCTTTCTTCGTTTCCGTTAGAGATCATCCGGTAATACATCCGGTCATAATAGCGATCTCCATGCCCCCATGGGAGCGTGTCGCTCTCCAATGTGCCGTAAGCTCCATCAAGAGCATCTTGTATACCTGCGCTTGCATTGCTTGTTGATGGATTTACAAGGAGATCAGTTACCAAATCTCCGCTTTCCAAGTTTGAGCGCAGTCTTTCCAAATCAGACCGGACAGCCCGGAGAAACTCGTCAGAATTTGACGGTCTGTCACTCAATGGCCTTGCCCCCTGCTCCACAGGGCATCTTTCGTTGATTAAGTCAATTTCAGAATATGACAAATCATCCAGCCTGCCAAGTTTAAAATCAAACATATGGCCGCACTCATGGGCGAGTCCGCTGTATCTGTCCTGCCCTTCATAATCGCTGTAATCAAATTCAATTTGATCCAACGAAGCCCTGTAAATACCCGAATAAGGTTCTTGTATTATCGTCGGCTCTTCAATGAACGCTTCGTAAAGCTTCTTCGTCGGTGCATCTTCCACTTTTTGACGGAAGGCCTCATAATCATCGCCCATGGCGGCTTTTAATTTAGTGCTATTAAATGGCTTGCTGCGCTCTTGTGCCTGTTGTGTGCCTTCGGTCAGTGCATCGATTGTCAAAGTCATATCCCTGCCGCTTGGGACATATCCTCCACGCTCTCTGTATTCTCGTATATACTCAGCTCGCGCTTCATCGCTCCGTTGGTCTGGCCGCAGGATGTTTTTGGGCTTTTCTATTCTCGATGCCTTCCATTCCTCGTAGCTCATCCCCTCTATCTGTGACATGTCAACATCACCACTGGTACCGGACCGGCGTTCCAGCCCTTTTACTACCGCCCTGAGTGTGCAGCGGCAGTTCCAGATCATCTCCTGCGGAAATTTTGTGTCCTCACCCGGTTTCGGCTGTCCGGGATACATAATGGAGACATGCCCCATGATTTCATCATCAAAAACAAACGGCTTGTCAACATCGGTTACCATGTGGTCTAGTTGCCTGTGGCTGTGGCGCGTCCTCATATCCAGGGTGGCAATCCACATGACGCTTAAATCTATCCCTTTGCTCTTGGCCCGTTTGTAAGCATCCCTTCTGGCTCTGTTCTGCGTGCCGGTTGCCATTGTCCTGGCGTTTCGTATCGCCGCCTTCCGGTCACTGTCCCCGACTGCGTTTGCAAGCCTTGTGGCGATGTCTGAAATGTTGTTCCCCTGCAGCAGGGCCTGCATCATAACCGACTGTATGTGACGGTTATTCCATCTAATTGCTTTTCCCTCTGCGATTTCCTGAGATACCCGCCTCCCTGGATCCGGGAGCATCTGCGGGTTATCACGGAAAATGTTTTCGACAGCCTCTCGGCTGTAAAGAGTGTAGGACGTGTCAACTCCGGATCCAGCCTCACACTCAAACGTCGCATAGTTATGGTTAAGAGCATATACATCAGGCATGTATCCGCGCGCAATGCTTCTGGCGATCTGATTTGTATTGTACAGGTCCTTTGCAAGCTGGTCCCGTAGGTCTTCCCATCTTTTACCAACGGCAAGCTGCCCAACTTTCCAGCTTTGGAATTCTGCTTTTGTTTTTTTGCCTTCCGTTACCCATTTTTGCCAGGTCTGCAGCTTGATCTCGTAACGTCTATAATAGTCCTCAACCTTCGCCGCAATCTCCCTTTGTGCCTGCGCGTATTCGATCTTCAGCCGTCGTTCAATCTCGGCTATAATTGCGTCAGTTCCGATTTCTGCCGGATCCTGGATTCTCGCCACTCAGATCACCGCCCTCCTGGCCGCCTGCGTTTGCATAATCAGTTACATCATTTAATTCCTGCGTCCTTGTCACTTCGTCGGCAATCATCCGCCTTATGATCTCCTCTGCCTGATCTCCATCCCCAAGCAGCGTAAGTATTTTTTTTGTGACATACTCACCGTCAAGAGCGGTTGACGCAGACATGATGGTTTGAATTTCTTCTGCCGTATTTATGTTTCTGTCCCGCGTAAAAGTCGGGCTGTCTTCAATACCGGCAAGGTCCAGAATCCCATTGATAAATTTTCTCACGCAAAATTCAAAATCATTTGTTTTAAGGTCAAGAGGATTGTATGCCGCCCTGATCTCGGTTGCCGTAGCAGCTCCAGAAGCCACATGTTCCGGGTCGAAAGCCATCGCGTCTTTATAAATATCTTTTTCCAGACGATCCAAAAGTGCCTCTCGCGACTGATACGGTGTCTCTATAATATGTGGCTCCGCCGTGCTGCCAGCATCTACCGTTTTTGCGATGTGATTTTTTCTGACTCGCTCCAGGAAGGTTGCAAGATCTATATCATCCATCCCCGGAGCATTTTGTATCGCCCAAAAAACATATGATGCCTCTTCCACGGAATTGCAAAAGCCACTCTTGATAGCGTCATATACAAAAATCTGCTCACGCAGGCCAACTATTTCCGACTGATGCTTTTTATTGCCCCACATCGGCACAATCGGGAAGGATGGATAATTCTCACCCTTGTAAATGATATCTCCGTCAACCTCGGTCCTGATCGATGTAATTTTATAGGCCCGCTTTTCTCGCAGGATTCTGCCGCCACTGTTTACATTTCCTGCCTCATCTCTATCATCCCAAATGTAATCCGTATATCCATCTTCTTCATAGAGAGTTGCCCTGAGCGGCTTAGTTGAATCTATCTGCCACCATCTGATCCCGGCCCTCAACGAGCCGTTTTCTTCGTCAGGCATGGGGAGGAATTCTGTACAAGTAAATGCATCAATATGGTCCGCATTCCAAAAACCATAAGATACACCCCCAACCAGCGCATTATGAGCCAGCTCCTGCAGCTGTGTATCAAACTCGAATCGTTTCGTGCCGAGCTTGTCTTTTGTATCTCCAGATTCCCAGGTTGCCCCGTTGGAAAGAAGATACTGTACCTCCTGTACGACAAAAAACGGAAAAAAGGCCCGCCCGACCTTATAATTACTCGAATATGTATCCGGCACCTTCCGCCCGCTTGCAGTATACAAGTACTTGCTGAAGTTGCGTATATCCGGGTTCTGTTTCCTGTCGTACTCCTCCGCGATCCTGGCTGTCTTATAGAAGTCGCTTGACGTGTACTGTTTGATCGCGGACCGGATAAAAGACATCCTATCCTCTTCCCGATCACCAACCTGGAGGAAATCCTGGTATGTTATCATAATGCACCACCTCGCAAACGTCACAAAAATTCATATGGTATCCTTCGTTCATCATCACTCTTTTTCCCCCACAAAATCCTGATGATGCTTGCAAGGGAATCGGGGGCATCGTCATGATCTGCATTTTCGTTAAAATCTGTTATCTGCTGTATGTACTCCTCGTCCGTGCCGGAAACAAACACAATGTTTTTCCACTCCGAAACCAAGTATGACGTGATCTTTAAGAATTTGTTCATATCCTCCCAGTAATCGACAACACGCTCTCCCTGCTTGCGAAGATCCTTCGCAAGGAATCCTTTATCAGCATTGGATTCAATGTATATCTTTCCTGCGTTAAAAGCCTTTCTGAACTCGATAATCTCCGACTCACACGCCTCGATGTGTTTTTGCCACAGCTTACCAAACACATAGTATTTTCCTTCCACCTTCCGGCAGATCGTGAAGGCCGTGAAGTCTTCGCCACCGTAGGCAGCGTCTATGTGACAGTAGTTTGATTGCATTACCTTCGCAGGGTCGCCGCCTGTAACCGGGTTAGTAAAGATAACATCCTCTGCGGCTATGTGTCGCAACTCATAGTTTGCGGCAAAAAGGGATGGGAGCATGGAATCTTTGATCTCCATAAGCTCAGGCTCGGTAATCAGGCCGGTAGAGTAGCAGTCATATCTTTTGATATTTGGCATGAGCGTAAAGCAATCATCTGCGTGCCATGGCGTCCCAGTGTTAAAGATTCTGCCGCCACGGTTTTTAATGTTTTGGAGCTCCTGGTAGACAATTTTTGTCCGCTCGCGCTCAGCCTTGCTCACCCGATCTTTGACATTGACGATATCATCGGTAAATATCCTGTCAAAATGCTTACCAGTCAGTGACCCTGTTGTGCCTTGCCCGACAAGCTGTGATGTTCCTTTGGTGTCGTTGCATAAAGACGTGTTGATTTCCGTTTCTGTAGATTTTGTAAGGCCTATCCACACTCCGTACAGTTCATGCACCAAAGCCCTCACCTTTGGATTTTCAAGTATTCTCTTTGTCTGACGTATGATTTCCCTTACGTCGTTGTCTGTTTTCCGCATGAAAAGAGTTTTTTCTGAAGGGTACAGGAAAAGTATCACAGCAAAAGCAACCGATACGCATGTGGTTTTATAGGCCCCGCGATGCGCTTGCAGTGTACCGTCTTCACGGCCATAGATCATATCCCTGATCCATTCATTGTGCAGCCCTTCCAGTTTGGTAAATCCAACCATGTGGCCAATCTTATACGGGTACCTGGTTAAAAACTCAACTATCTGCTTCCTGCTCGGTTTCTTTTCCGAGTTCTTCACCGATGGTTCCATTTATCAAATCCTGCACTTCCTTGATGGCGTCTTCGTCCACCTTGCTCACAACAGTTACCGTATCGGTTTGGCCAAGATACTGTTTGCTCACCCAGATCAAAGCCGATGCATTTTTTTCCATCATTCTAAACTGGGCTCGTCGTATGCTTATTTTGCCTATCTCTCTCTTTTTAGGCGCAATCTCCGCAAAATTTTTTTTATAGGTTCTTTTGCACCATCTTTCTATTGTATCTGCAGAACAGCCATCAAGTTTGTTATCAAAGAAAGCGGTTATTTCTTCTAGAGAACACTGTATGGCAAGCAGGCTTTCAAAGTCCTTTTTATCAATTTCTTTTCTCGGTCTGGCCATAGCCGTCACCCCTTACACCAATTACCAATAATTTCTCTATCAATCACTATTATCGGTCGCCCCCTTGGCATAAAGCCACCTCCTCTCACTCGTTACAAAGTACTGCTTTTTTGCCCGTAAGCTTTTCCCATCTGTCTATAATCACATCGACATAGCGCGGTTCTCCTTATGCTGAATAGTCGCGCGGTTGCACTTATTGACAGTATATTATATTTCGTTATCAAAGTCTAGTTTGCCTAAACGAAAGAAAGGAACCCAGCGGGGTTCCTTTCTTTCTGATGCTTCTGCCTAACTTCCGGGGCGGGTTCCTTTTATGAAAGTTCTGCCAAAATCTTGCGGAACCCTTTTGCAGTTGGGACGTATCCATCAGCCCCGCCATAAAAACCGGAATTGCACTGTTTCCGAAGAAAACCGTTTTCCAAATCCTCCATTGCCCCCTCTTCGTTGATGTTCAACTGAATTCCCTTTAGAACAACTTTGACCGCATCCAGTGTAAGGTTGTTCACTTTGAACATTGCTCTTCTCCCTGTAGTCCTAGCGGTAAAAGTATCCGCCCAAACTTTACTTGTGTTCATACACTCTTCCTTTCTGCCTTCCCGTCATCATAAGCCTGCTGTATGGCGTCAACGAGCTGGGCGAGCTGTTCGGCCGGAAGGGCTTCAACTACCCCCTCAGGGATTCGCTCCCAATTCCTCCGGAAGGTCTCCCCGTAAGCTCCCCATTTGGAGAGCTTTTCGACGCAATCGATTTTATACCATCCCAGGACATCGTCCATTGTGGTAAGACCGTTGCGAAGGCTGTTCCGGCCGTCCTCTGTCAGGATCCCGAGTGCGAGGATCCTTTCCGCCCAGTAGGCCTCCCCGGCTTTCGGGTTGCGCCTGCCGGACTCCCAGTCTTCCAGGGTACGCTTTCCGATACCCAGGAGTTCTGCAGTTTCCTTCTGTGTAAGCCCAGCGGTTGCCCGCGCCTCTTTGATTGTCATGATCTTATACCTCCTCTTCAAATATTGCTTCAGGCGCATCCGAAAACATCCCATTCCAATATTGCGCCCAAATTTCTTCGGTAGTTTCTCTGAAATCGCGAAGGTCATCACAGCTTGGAAAACGACTATCGATCCCCGCCTTATCCCAGGCGTCCTCCAACAAGGAGTTGAGATACTCTGCAATCTCCTGCCAATTGCTCGGCAGCACGGGGCCAAAACTATCCTCTGTAATCATAAATTTATCTAACATCTTTTCTCCTTTCATCTTGCCCAGCACTTCTGTGCACCATTCCATTTCATCCCGGCAGCTTTTGCTTCGCCCTTTACGGAGTAGGTGCGGCCAGTGATCTCGGTTACGTTAGCAAGGTTTACTCCGTAAACCTTGCCGTTGAGAGCGTAGATACCGCTCTCGATTTTAAAAGTTACGTGTTTGACCTTATTGGTCTTTGCTGTGGGCTCTTCCCATTCAGCGTTGACCGGATAATCAAACGTCAGAACTCCGTTTTCCAGAGTTCCTTCAAGGACCTCGTCCTTGTATCCCTGGCAGCGGCTGCCGAATCCGTGATACTCGGTTCTGATGGTCACTGTCGCGTTGCTCGCCTTGGCTTCTGCCCAGGCCATCTTGAGGCACAGACCGAAAACATATCTGCTGTCCTCTCTTTTGATTTCCCACGCTCTTTTCATGATCTGTGCCTTTGTCATCATTGTGTTCCTCCTTTCCTTTGATGATTAAATTATATCACGCTTTTGTGTGATTGTCAATAGGAAATTCACATTTTTTTGCTTTTTTGCGTGATATATGCGAGCAAAAGAAAAAAGCCAGGGCGGAAGCCCTGACCTTTAACTAATACTTCTATATTTCAATCCCCGGCTGCCTGATCGCCGGCAGCACCATCTTGCAGAGCATCATCTGCAAGAGACACAGACATAATACATCGGGTTCACGCCGGTGTCAACTACCTGCCGTAATGCAGGTTACCGTCCTGGTCGATGTATTCGTTCCACCAGTCGGCCGGGTTGCTCGGATCACCAAGACAAACCTCGTCGCCGGTAGCATGGCAGAGTTCTCCGCCAAAATCCATGTCAAAGGGCATCTCAACAAGTTCTCTTCTCATTTCCATGTCTTCCTTTCTTGCCCTCGTAACCTCCGGGGCGGGTAGCTTCCTGCTTACTGATCTTTCCGGCATGTCCCCGACATTTCTGCCGGGAACATGTTCTATTGTCATTATGCCCATACTCTCTGTTCGTTTGCCGTCCAGAGAGTGGCATCATACTCATCTATCACTGCCTTGCTGACCATGATCCTCGCGTACATGGCGAAGATCTCCAGCACCACAGCGCTCTCGTGGTACGCTCTGACCGCTCCTGCGGCGGTTGCCCTGTACGCCATGGCTAAGGCAGGCTTGGCGGTGTCCCTCGCCCATACCGGCAGGTCACGTCTCGCTGCTGCCCATGCCCACAGTGCAAGGTCCGCGATCAGCTTACCGGCCTCCGGCAACGCGATGGCCAGCCAGGCGATCAGGCTCTTGCCGATGGACTGGATCAGCAGGACCGACGACCAGAGGGTTGCCTCTGCCACAAACGCCAGAGCCTTGATGGCCAGGTGGCCAATAAAGGCAAGTTCCTCAACGGCCTGTTCTCGCATCATATCGGCCGCTCTGGCGGGATCTGTGTCCTCAGCGGTAATCTTCTGCACCGGCATCGCCAAGAACTGTTTCTGGAGCATCTCCGTGCGCCTGGGAAGGATCATGGAGATATCCACCTTGACGGGCTCTTTACTTGGCAAGCTGCTTGGCAAGCTCTTGGCAAGCTCTGGGGCAGTTGGCTCAGCTTCCTCAACTGCCAGTTCCTCATGATCTGCCAGCCATGCCTGGACGGTTTTGGGAAGTTTGTCGGCTGGATACATCTTCTCTGTACCTGTCGAGTAGGTGACATAGCAGGTGTTTGTTTTCTGGTCGATAACTGCATTTGTGATTGTTGCTTTCATTGTTCTTTCTCCCTTCGTTCTTCTGATCTGATTTCTTTTGCTTTCCCTCCTTACCTTTGGGTCGGTGTGCAGACTCTCTATCAGCCCTCACTGCACCGGGCGCTTCTCCTTTCCATTGTGCTTGTCATCTGAACATCACTCTTAGCGGTGACCACTGCCCACGGCTCCGGGTTAGCTGGTAACGACGAGTTCCTTACACCTCCCTTGCTTTTGATAAGACTATTATACGTTAACATATATCAAAAGTCAATATACATTAACGTATTTTTTGTGATTCTCTGTTTTGCACAAACTGACAGTGTGGAAATTGTGCATATTCATGATTTGAAAATTCTCCGTCTTGCACAAAAGAAGTGAATGAAATTTGTATAATATTATACGTTGACGTATAATGAAAAGTATGTTATAATAACATCAAATATTTAAAAAAGGAGGTTTTGTATGTATGGTAGAATCTCAACGTAAAGCGCTGGACAAATACAACGCGAAATGTGACTTTATCGCCATCAAGCCACTGAAGGATCACGGTACGCGGATCCGAGAAGCCGCCAAGGCATCCGGCATGAGCCTACAGGGATATATTCTGGAGGCCATCGCTGAGAAGATGGCCCGGTGCGTCACGCCGCCTGACGGCCAGTGAGCTTGCAGTATGACCATCACAAATAATTTTGAACTAAATCCGGCGGTTAAGTTGAGGTTACGGCTGAACCGCCGCCGGTCATAATATTTCAATCACAACCGGATCTCTTAAAATTATCTCATTGAGATCCTCTCCATATTCTACGGAGTCGCTCGCAATAATTGCGGTGTATTTCCCGTAATATTGCCTGCTCGCCTCGATTGCCTCATCCTTTGTGGAATAAGCTCTCATATCAAGCGCGCAAACACCTGGAAGCTCTTCATCTGTTTCCTCTCCATCAACCCAGATTCTTGATTGATGCGTCATCCAGTCGCCAATTGCTTCAAACGGCAGCTCCTGTGTTCTGATTCCATAATATCCAAATTCCATTTTTTTCTCCTTTCTTTGTGTATGCCCCTTTGATAGTTATATTATATCACGCTTTTGCGTGATTGTCAAGAAGAATATCACACATTACCCGGTTTTTGCGTGGTATAAAAAGCAAAAGAAAAAGGCCGGAGCAATCCGACCTTTTTCCGTAGACATAACGACTACGTTTATGTTTCAATCCCTGGCTGCCTGATCGCCGGCAGCACCACCGTTACAGAGCATCATCTGTACGGGACAATCAAATTTTATCATACGTTTCAGGCTGCGTCAATTGCATTTCTTCCGAATGATTTTTTGAGCATGATTTTTCCTTTCTTTACATCACGCCGGAGCTTCCAAAGCCGCCGCGGTTGGAATTCTGCAGATATTCCACCGTTTGCAGGGCTATGTTTGGCTGATGCTCTATGATCCGGAACTGTGCGATCCTGCTGTTGAATGGAATGTGCGTATCCCTGACGGCAAGAGCCGGGAATCTCCACACATCACCGTCGCCGCAGTATGCCTCGTCGATCACGCCGATCGAGTTCGCCATGATGATTCCGAAACTCTTAAGTGTCGAGCTTCTGGGGGCCACAATCGCCTCATAGCCTCCTGGCAGCTGGATCGATACGCCGAGGGATATGAGCCGGTACTCGCCCTCCCTCATGTACACATCTTCCGCGCATCTTAAATCAATCCAGTTTGATTTTGCGCCGCCAATGTATTCCAACAGATCGATGTCTGCATGGTATCTTACTTTGATTACCTCTCCCACAATCAATCCTCCGTATAAAACTGACAAAGCTCTGGACAGCAGTCCCCGTCAAACTCCATAGTCGGGCAATCATCCATATAACACGGATTTTCTCCCGCCCGTGTACACCGTGCGCTATCTGGGAGTACGAGCACCGCGTCTCCGTAGCTGTCAACAATCTCCATGGTTATCCCTCCATCTTTGCTCCGCAATATGAGCAATAGCGATCTGCGTTGTCATCATCATAATGACCGGTTCTTCTGCCGCACATGGAGCAGGTCGCCGTACCGTCTCTCAGGTCGAGCCACTTCCCCACTATTGGCTTTGGATGGATAGATGGCAGCTTTTCCAGTCTAATCATGGTCATGATACACATAGTCGTATATTTCCGACATTCTTCCCTTACAATGTCAATCGCTGCTTGCCTACTGATACAATCATCTTTTTTCGGTTCTTCGTTCATGCTCAATCACCTCTTTTCTCAGCCGCTCACACATTGGCCTGCCATCCCTCACGGCCTGGATCAGCGCATCGCAGTACCCGTACATACACTTGCCTTCCGGGCTCAGGTGGTCACAGTCGCGGTCACAGTTAAAGTTTGTCATATTTCCCCCTTGTACTCATCCGGCTTGTAGTAAGTCTTCCCGTCCCGCTCAATCACACCGTCCCCAAAGCTGTATGCGCACTCACGGCAGATGATCCTAAACTTTATATAACCGCCCTCGTGGAAGGTTCTGCAATATGGCTTTTCAGCGTCCCCAAATGGCTTGTGGCAGTGATAACATTCGTGCTGATCGAAATCTTTGCAGGTCGCGTCATAGTCATGCATAATGCCCCCGAACCGGAAAGATTCCCCGCGCTTCTTTTCTTCCGCCTCCCGCCTGGCCTTTTCCTCATCCGTAATCGCCATCCCCGGCAGCTTCGGACAGTTTGCCGGATGCGCGCCGTTTAGCGTGGACGTGAGCACCGGTCCGTTTGCCAGCGGATGCCTGCAGGCCCATGCGCCGTCATATTCACATTTGTATCCCTGGCTATCATCGTGACAGCAAATATAATCACTCATCCTAAGACCTCCCATCGTTTGCACTTATCAGCTCTGTGATTGAGATATTCTGTCGTATACTCACAACAGCCATACTTTTCGCCTTCTGGCGTCCAATGCTTACAGGTCTGGCATTTTCTTTGATCCAATCCCAAAGAGTCCAGGACTTCCGCTTTGAGATCGTCAAGGTACTTTTCAACGCGTTTCTGCCGTCCTGCCCTTGTGAACCACTTCGCCTTAAAAGCGTCCCTGCTCTCCCGCCAGTCTCCCTCGCATGTGTCGCCCGAAAGATACCATTCTCTGTCGTGGAAAAGCTTAGCAAGGTCTTGCACAAGGTTGTCAAGCTCGCGGTCTTTGAATTCGCCAACGTGATCCTCCAGGTGACTGTAAAAACATTCTAATGCTCCGCCGCTCACTTATATTCCTCTTTTCTCATCGCTTCAGCTGCCATGGTTACAAATTTTCTTACTTGTTCGCTATTGTTCCCCAGGTCGCTCTCTATCCTTTTCCACTCAGAAATAGAGCAGTATTGCGGACAACTGTAACCCTTCATCAGCAAAACGCATTTGCCGGTTGGAGTTTTCGGTACCAGCACAATTGCCTCTTCTGTTTCTGTGTTGGTAATTTTTCTTTCTACTATATCTCCGACGCGGAACATTTCCGGATTAGCCTTCGACCATTCTTCGATTGTGGCAACAGCTTTTTCAGGATCGCCAAACGGGGTACAATGAACGTTCAGCGGGCACACAGCGCAGTCACTAACAGAATTACACAGTCTCGTTTTTTCCTTTAAAAATTTTACCGCGTCCATTATTCTCCCTTCTCATAAAACGGGCAGTTGTACCTGACAAGCTGTCCAGGATCAGGAGCATACTCACAGGTTCTGCATTTTTCGCAATCGTTGCAGCGCCCAGACTGGACAATTCTTCTGAATGTTGTCAAAACGTCCAGTATATAGCCAACATCGTCTATTGCTTCATCTAAGCGACTCATTCTTCATCCTCATCCTTATCTTCTTCTGTCACACAATCACCTACACAGTCAATAAAAATCGAATCACATAAGCAGACGTTCCCATCAAGGTATTTACATTCATCGTTCTGGCAGTATACTATGGTCATTCGGTATCACTCCCATATCCACAAAAGAATTTCGGCCCGCCCGGAAGTCCAAACGGGCATGTCCATACATCTTTTTTAAGATGTTTGTGTTTGCAGTTCTCACAGTGAGTTATTTTCTGTTCATCCTGTGCGGGCAGCTCTTTCATTTTGAACACAAGCCCTTCTGCATTCATTTCCATGGACCCAAGCTTGGCACCTTTGCTTATTTTCGAGATTAAGTCGATGACCATGTTTTCGTAATCTTTGGCACGTTTACGCCAGAATTCTGTGCTGTTCGGTAATTCAGAACAGTTGCCCAATGTTCCCGACATCTGTGTCGGGTAGTTCTGAAGAGCATCCACCGCCATCTTGATAGCTTCATCGTGCTGGTCCCGCTTGCCTATCGGATCGAGCAAATAATCAATGGCTTCCTGTGTGGTCATTCTTCCGCTCCTTCTGCTCTCCTATTCCATGCTTCGATTGCGTTTTTCTGAGCTGTCTCATCATCACGATAGATAGTGTCATTTTTGCCCAAGTAAACATGACACTGGCACTCCGGGTTTCTGCATTTAACCACATACTCATAGCAACCATAATATCCATGAGAGCCATGCCAAAGGGGATCTTTTATCATTTTGACTTCTTTTCCACAAAACGGACAGGGTTTTAAATCTTTTAAATCATTCATTCTTCCGCTCCCTCTGCTTCGATGATTGTCGGGGCTTCATCAATACAAGCAAGCCGTTCCTGTAACTCCATTACGTGAAGTGGTCTTCCGTTTGTTTCGCATTGATACAAATGTTCTTTCAGCTCATCGGCGTCGATCAGGTCCCCGTGATGCTCCGGAAGTTCGACAAGTGGACACCAATCCGGTCTACCATCGAACGGGACAGGCTTATATCCATCCGCCAAAATCGCATCTGCAGGTGTGCACCATGTTTTGCCGGTATTCCCATGGTATACCGACATTCTGCAGTTTCTACACTCGTTCGGCATCTCCATACCGCGTATCAAAACACTCATATCAATCTCCTTTATTCACTCGTCAACCACTTCAACCTCTTTTATCAAAAGGTTGACGGTGTTTGCCACAGCTCTTTGCAGGACATCGGAAGGAATATCAAGATCATAAACATTTCCGCTGCGCGCCAATCCAGCCGCAACACAGTCACAAATCATTTCGATGACATCAAATATATTCACATCATCCGGACAATGCTTTTTGAGATGGTGCCGCTCCAACTCGTTATAATGTAACCGTGACCATTCTCCATCAAAGAAGTCCATTCTTCCTTCCATGACAGCACACATGTCCCTATAAAACATGCTTCTATATGGTTCACGCAATTTTGTCCAGTCATGTTTTTGCACGCGCTTTATAAGTTCATCACAGAAAAAACGCGCCAGATTTTTAACATCTTCTACGTGATCATGATTTGCCAGGCTAAAATCTGATATGGTAGGGATTTCTTTTGCTACTCTCGAATCCCCTTCTGTATGCCTTTTGATTTTTATCATTTGTTTTTTCTTTCCTCCGAAAACAAAATCCCGGCTGTTACCTCAGTGAGTAAGGATTTGCACCTTACATGATGTTCCGATTTATGTATCAATTCCAACAACGGTTATCCAATACATCAGTCCACCTTCCACCTGCGTCTACCTGTTCCGCCATCACACAGGTCATTTAACTGACTCTTAGTCAGCACCGTAAATTAGTTTTTATTTGTTGATCAAATCGGAAATATCCACGATCATGGAATCAGAGCCGTTTCCTGCAACCGTAGGAACATCACCATTCCATTTATCTATTTTTGCTTTCTCGATCAGTTCAGGGGTGAGGCTGTCAGCAATCATTTTGTTTGCTTCCGCTTCCGCGGCTGCTTTGATCCTTTTAGCTTCCGCATCGCCTTCAGCCTTAATTTTTGCCTGTTCAGCGTTGATCACAGATGTTTCCTTCTCCTGCTCTGCAAGGATAAGTGCGGTTTCCTTGTCCTGCTGCGCTTTCGTCAGTGCGACTTCTTTTTCCTGATCAGCTTTTACTTTTGCTGTCTTCTTTTCTGTCTGGGCCAGCTCCAGCTCCTGGATCGCATTCACTCTACGCTGTACCTGTTTGCGTGTTTCTTCGTCTGCATCAATATTTATTAAGCTCGTGTTTTCAACAATGATCCCGTACGGTTCGAATTTCTCTTTCACGTATTCGGATACGGCAATGTTAAGGTTTGCTCTTTCTTCCCCAAGGATCTCTGTCACTGGATATTTTGCGGTAACTTCCTTTACCCAACTGATAATATTGGGCTTTATGAATGTGTCCCTTACCGCTTTACCAGACTGACCTTTAAACCTCGTGAAGAGCTGTGCTACTCTTTCTGGATCGTATCTGTAAGTAAATGTCAAATCTACTTTAAGCCCTTTGCCGTCAGAAGTTGGTACTTCAAACGAATCATCACCAGCGGAATCTCCATCTTTCCCAGATGTCAAATAACTCTGTTCAATACCAATTGAATAAAGTGTTACTTGCTTTGTTGGCCCGACTATATGCCATCCTTGAGTTAATACCTCATCAGATATGCCGCCATTCATCTCATAGACAATTCCAACGTATCCAGCCGGGACCTTTTCAAACATCATAAAAAACATAATCACTGCAAATACAATCAATACACCAGTAGCAATTGCTCCTATAGTTCCTTTACTTCTCATATTCATCGTCCTCCTCTGTATCTTCTTTCGTAATATACCTGAAATACTCAAGCCAGGTTTTTATTGCTTTGCCTAATCTTGTGAACAAAAAGGCGCTGCCTACCCACACTGTAAATGCAATAATGATTACACAAATTACAAAAACAGGGTTCATTCCATCACCTCAAATCACTATTTCCAGAATTTGTCCGGTTTCAATCACATAGCCCGGGCCACAATTTTCGCAATCTAAATGCTTCAAAAGCGTTTTTTCAGGTCTTACGGATA